CCTCTCCATAACATTGTCGATGAGCATTTAACGGAGAAATCCGACTTATAGTAAAAATGGTTTACGTAATTAACAAACAAGGACAGGCACTTATGCCAACCGAAAGGTTTGGTAAGGTTAGAAGGCTGTTAAAAAACAGTCTAGCCCATGTTGTGTGCCGTATTCCGTTCACAATTCAATTGGATTATGACACAACAGATTATACGCAGCCCGTAAGTTTGGGTGTAGATGCTGGTAGCAAGCATATCGGCATTTCAGCAACAACAAGTGAGAAGGAAATGTATGCAGCAGATGTGGAATTGAGAAACGATATTGTGGATAAGTTATCTACTCGTAGGGAACAAAGAAGAACTCGTAGGAGTAGGCTTCGTTATCGCAAGGCTCGTTTCAATAATAGGGTATCTTCCAAGCGTAAAGGTTGGCTGGCACCATCTGTTGAAAACAAAATCCAAACTCATTTGACTGTTGTTGAGAAAATACATAAGTTCCTACCGATAACTAATATCGTAGTTGAAACGGCTTCCTTTGATATACAGAAGATTAATAATCCAAGTATATCTGGCAGTGAATACCAGCAAGGAGAACAACTTGATTTCTTCAATGTGCGTGAATACGTACTATTTAGAGATAATCATATTTGCCAACATTGTAAGGGTAAGAGTAAAGATAAAGTTTTGAATGTGCATCACATAGAGAGCAGAAAGACTGGAGGTGATAGCCCAAACAACTTGATTACCCTTTGCGAAACTTGCCATAAGGCATATCATAGAGGTGAGTTTAAATTAAATATAAAGCGTGGAAAGTCATTTAGAGATGCTGTCTTTATGGGGATTATGAGATGGGGTTTCTATGATAGGCTAAAGAATATCTATCCTAATGTAAGTATGACTTTTGGCTATATCACGAAAAATGCCCGTATCACTAACAATCTTCCTAAAGAGCATTATGTTGATGCAAGGTGTATCAGTGGTAATCCTACTGCCAAACCTCTTGGATATTATTTCTATCAAAAGAAAGTAAGATGCCAAAATAGACAAATACACAAAGCTAATTTCTTGAAAGGTGGCAGGAAAAAACTCAATCAAGCACCATTCTTAGTGAAAGGTTTTAGGTTGTTTGATTTGGTTGAATACCAAAAGGATTTGTATTACATATTTGGAAGAAGAGATAGTGGTTTCTTTGATATTAGGAAATTGGACGGTACAAAAGTGAATAAAGGTTCTATCAATTGCAAGTATTTGCGGTTGGTAGATAAAAGGAAAAGTATATTAACTGAAAAGAGAATGCAAGTAAATTTATGAAAACACTGGTTTTTGATGTGATGCTTGACGGGCGGTTTGTACATACGTTCAGATACCAATATTGCCCGTTGTTCCCGATAGACGAAGAGGAACTGGAGAAGTTTGTCACTGACAGGCTTCCTACGTTAAAAGGAAAAGATTTTAAAATAGTATTTTGATATGAAACAGACAGTAGAAGAAGCAGCAAGAGAAAATATCCTGTTTAATCACAGGACAGTTTACAGAACTTTGTTTGGTAAAGATTTGGCAAAGTTTGGAGAGATGAATTTCGTTCAAGGTGCCGAATGGCAGTCGAAGCAATCTCCTTGGATAAGCGTTAATGAACGGTTGCCGGAAAAGACCAAATATGATTGGGTGCTTGTCATTATCCGTGATAAAAGAGATGGCTTTATAGGCCTTCCGCAAATTGGAGAATTAAGGAGTGACGGCTTTTGGCATACAAGAGAAAGTGATGATTTCAATACGGAACAATTCAGACGTGAATACGGAACTACGGACGCTTTAGGCGTTTTCCTTCATCAGGAAGTGCTGGCATGGCTTCCTATTCCGTCTTTTGATGATATACTCGAAGCCAACAGAGATGTACTAGAACGGATTAAAGAGAAAGGAGATTGAATATGAAAGTAAAGAACGGAATATATCTGTGCGATGTGATGGGTTGTTTCTGTTTTGTCAGTCGTGGTAAAGTAACAGAGATTAAGATAGATAAGGAGGAATAATTATGGGATTTACAACACCGTGCTTTATACGCAAAAATACTGATAATATTAGAAATAGATTAAAAGAGGTTGGATATAAAATGCTTTCCCCAATAGAATACGACAATCTCGAATGTAGCGATAATTGGGTTAATGATATAAAATCGCTCAACGACTGTAACGGCATTAATTGCGGTTTCAACGAGGAACTTTTCCTGGCTATCGCTGCATTGAGGGATGATACAGACAAGAACCAATGGTTTACGGATGGTGATAAATGGATTCTGTGTCCTGAAATCAAGTTCTCTACTTATTGGGTTTACAATGATGTTGACGTTAATATAGATACCGTTCACAAGGCTACCGTAAATGAACTGATTGAACATTTTAAAACAAAGGAGGAACAATTATGATTACAATAGCATGGTATAATGTAGTGGCAATTATAGTTTTAATACTTTGGTTGTTTTGGGCATCTAATGGTAAGGACGGTGCTTTTGGTTTGGGTGCTGTTGTCAAACTTGTAGCAGGTATTATTTTTATATTATTTTGGGGTGGAATGTTTTGGTGGTAATATAATAAATGATTAAACAATGAAAGCAAGAGTAAAATTAACAGGAGAAATTGTAAATATCAAGGATTTATATGATGATGGCACTGCATTGGTGAATGATAAATATTTCAAAGTATCAGAACTTGATTTCTTTAGTGAAACTATCGACTGGGAACAGCGTAGATACGAATTGGCAAAAGAAATCGTTAATGTGGTTATAGCAAACGATATTGGTGTTTGTTCTGATGTAGCTGCTAAATATTCGGTTAATTGTGCTAATGCCATAATTAAAAGATTAAAGGAGGTGAATAATGGATAGCGTACAGACGCAAACACTTTCCATTAACGGAGATGGAGGTGGTGAAGCGTATATTGACTTTTGTGATGGACAATTATGTGTTTCAGTTGTCATAGAAGATAAACAGGCGGATTTTCACTTTGAGCCTGTTACTCTAGGAATGTTTGCCCATGCTTACAAGCTGCATTGTGAAGAATGTGAAAAGAAGAAAGGAGAATAGTTATGAAAGTGTTAAGAGATAAAACTCCTGTCGCTCGTAAAGAGCACAGGTGCAATTTTTGCGGTGGAGTAATTTCCGTTGGAGAAAAATACAACAGACAGACCAATGTTTATGACGGTTGTGTTTATGACTGGGTATCCCACTGTGAATGTTCCAAGTTAGCCTGTGAACTTGATATGTTTGATGATTGCGATGAAGGACTTGACGATGATGAATTTATAGATAACCTTAATCAGTATGTTTACGACAATCATTATGACGATAAAATAGATGATATTGCGAAGGATTGGCAATTACCACGTTATGAATTAGTAAAGAAAGTGTTGAATGAATTAAAAAAGAAATAGTTATGACCGAAGAACTTGTGACATTAGAAACAGCGAAGTTGCTGAAAGAGAAAGGATTTAATGAGTATTGCAAAGATATTATTAATCATAAGGGTATAATGATGGAAACCATATTTAGAACTAGTAAGGATTTACCTAAATCATTTTATTCTTGCCCTACTCAATCCGTTGCCCAGAAGTGGTTACGTGAAACCAAAAATATTCATATATGTGTATATAACTGTGCTTGTGGCTATGGATACGAAATATCTAAAGCTGACAATGGAACTCATATAACCAGTTCTGTTTATGAAGGACCTAATGATGGTGGTAAATGGGATGTCTACGAAGACGCACTTGAAGCAGGATTACAGGAAGCATTAAAACTTATATGTTATGGAAAATATTAATTTGAACGAACTACGGAATATAGCTTACAAAACAGCTTGTGAGCATGGCTTCCACGATAAAAGACTGAGTGAAGAACACTTCCTTTGCCTTATCATTCTCGAACTTATGGAAGCTGTGGAAGCGGATAGAAAGGGAAGATTAGGAAAGAAATGTAAATCACGTTTTGAAATGGACTATAATCGCTATCCTGCATTAGTGGAAGAAGAAAAGCGATTTAAGTGTTCCTTTGAAAAGCATGTAAAAGACACACTTCCAGACAAACTAAGTAATGCGGTTATATGCCTGCTTGATCTTGCAGGACTTCGGGGGATAAGCCTTGAATCTGCTAGTAATGATATTAACTCCGAATATATGGATGATATTGCCTACATGTACAGCCAATTGAGTTTCACGGAAGCGATATATTCTATATTTATCAAACCAATTGTAGATTACAAATATCTTTCTACGATTATAAATGACATGATATTTTCAATCTTTGCACTAGCCAAACATCTTGACATAGATTTGCTATGGCATATTGAGCAGAAGATGAGATACAATGAACTAAGACCTAAGTTGAGCGGAAAAAAATATTGATTATGAAAACAATTATATTTACAATCATATGTATTATCGCCCTATTATGGGTTGGCGATCTCACAATTACATTTAAACCGTTTTCCATCTCGTTGCCCGGTTGGCATAAGGCTTTAGGTATTATCCTGTTTGTATTTGCAATGGCGGTGTATAACATTGGAGAATACGCTAAGGGGTACAAGCATGGTTTTGATGATGGGGTAAAGGAATGTATTGAAGCGATTAAGGGAAATGGGAAGAAATGACATTGATTTCCCGTTACTCCGTATATTTAATGGAGTAACGGGGCGATATGAACTTCTTATTGACGATGTATCCATAGATGCTTATGGACGTGTAAGAGATAGCAGTGGTTGTGTTGTAGAATGGTTTACAGGCGTGTTTGACATGAACGGAATACCATTGTTTGAAAACGACATAATCATGCCTGTAAAGGACGGAATAAGCCAATACAGGCGTATATGGAGAACAGTAGGTGGATTTATACTAAGCAGGAGCAATGATGTAAAAGGACTGTCTAAATTGGACATGCTTGGTGCTGACTATCTTGTGAACGAACGTGTGCAGCAATACTTATCTGATGGATGCGTAAAGGTAGGGTCTGCAACAATTGATCTTAACCTGTTAAAAGGAAGAACGAAAGAAGATATTATTAGAAATTTAGCTAGAATGGTCAGATGAAAGACAAAATGCTAGAGGAAAGTTTGAACAATTTCTACAGGACGTTTCTTATTTGGGTGATAAGATGTTATCCTATATTGTTCTGTCTTGCAATACTTGTCCATCAGTGTGAGGTTATACACTCTGTTGGCACAGGTGATATTATTGAGTATTATGATGGTGACACATTGGAGTATATTCAGTATGCCACTCCGTTTTCGGACAAATACCTTACCATATTCTTTAACGCCAAACTGTTTAATGCAATATTGTTCTATGTGTTGTCAAAGGTATTTTTATTTTGTATATACCATAGAGTATTTGTTATTGAAATGTTTATATACGCAATACTGGATATTGTATTTAATAATGTGGTGTTTGAGGACGCACATTTGATTAATGCGATATACTATACATCAATTGGTTTTGTTACTGTTGGATTCTTTATTGCATTATACTTGCATCAAAGATATGGAGATAGGAAAATGCACACGCATCAAACTATCAGTGATGGGTATAGGTGTTGTAATAAGTAATCTATTTTTTACCCATAGCTTGTGTTCCTCCCGTATTCTTCATGTTTATCTTGACCTTTATGGGGGATGCCTTTTTATTTGATGTTACCTTAGGTGATTTAACATTCACCCTAATCACTTTCTTTGCCATGTATTACTCATTTTAATTGTTTAACAAAGTTAATTATTTTTATTTATGCAACAAAACAATATTACCGATAAAACAGCTTCGGCACACAAAACGGACGAAATAATGGTTTACGAACATCCTTTTTTTGGCAAAATTCGTGTGTTTGTTCGATATGGTAAAATTTGGTTCTGTGGATTAGACGCTGCATCTTCTTTACAGTATTCAAATCCATTAAAAGCTCTTTTAGAGCACTGTAAACCATCCTCCGTAATGATGCGTGAAGTAGGGGATGATATAATGGAGTTTATTAATGAAAGGAGTATGTATAGACTGATTTATAAAAGCCCTTTTCCTCCTATGGCTGATGAATTTGAACGTTGGATATTTGATTATATTGTTCCATCAGTTACCAATACAGGAAGTTATTATGCACAGGTTAGATTACCAAACTTCAACAATCCTGCCGAATCTGCCAGGGCGTGGGCTGATGAGTACGAAAGGAATCAAGCGTTAAAGCCACAACCAAACGAATCCAATGAATGGTATAGTATCAAAAGATGGGCAAAGGAAAACGGTGTCAACTGGAAAAAGATTAGCCGGATGAAGATGAAAGTAATATCTTGCAAGCTAGGTTATGAGATAAAAAAGATTTTTGACGATAACCATTGCCAGGTAAACACATACAATGTAAACGTATTTAAGGAATACTTTAATAAATGTGAATAAACAATATATATTTTAAAACATTTTATAGTATGTCATTTTATTGACTATATTTGCATCATGTTTGAGTGTAGAAGCAAGCATACTATAATGAAAGTTTAGGGGGAAAGCGTTCCCCCGATTTTATTAACCATTAAGCGATAAGACAATGAAAAAGTTTTTAGAAATAATGATGATTGTATTCTGTCCTTATATTGTAATATACAGGCAGAAACGACAAATCAGATTATTGAAAAGCGATATGAATTACGCTAGCAAACTTTGGAGTATTGAAAGAGATCCAAAAAACGTAGATTACGACTGGATTGTAAGAAACGCATTTCATGTCAAACCTATTTTTTCTTTATGCGCTAAAAACAAAAGACCATGATTCTACTAGAAATTTTTCAAAACTGCTTTATTGTAGGGTATGACGGAAAAAAAATACCCTTTGTAAAAGATGATTTCCTGTTTAGTGATACCGGGGAAAGATACATTTTGACCAACAAGGAAAACAGTGAACAGGTTAGCCTACCGAAGCAATCGACAATAATAATTAAACATAATATTTGCCATGAAGGTATTGATTAGAAAGGATTCAAGCGATATAAGAAACAGACTTGAACGGTTAGGGTACACCGCTTCCGAAAAAGCGTTGGATGGATTTGGTGATGGCATCTTTGTAGACAAGTCAGATAATACTTTTCACGTAAAATCATAGTGGGAAGTTATCCGTATGTTTCTTGAAACAGTAGATTGCGGAGTTGACGAGAATATGTTTTTTGATTTTGTAGAAAACGACATAACGTCAATAATGCCAATGATGCTAGGTAAGTATAAATATTTAATAAAAATTGGTGACTTTCCCATCATTAATACATCTAGCATTAAAGATGTGTTATACCGTGAAGATAGAGAACATAACATCATAGAAGTTATTGTTGTTTCAGTGTATGGGTTAAAGTTGAAAAGCGTAAAGGATGTTGACTTTTCAGACCCTAATGCGGATACAATAATAGCATACATGAAATCGTTGCATAAACAACTAAAAGAATATATCAAATGAAGTGTAATTTTACGCCAATGGACAAATTTTATGAGATATTAGATTATTATGGTTTGTCCTACACAGAGTTAAAAAGTAATCATATTCGTGTATTTTACGGAAACAAGAAGCTGTTTGACTATTTTCCGCTTCGCATGAAGCTGTTTGATTACCATGAATGGCATCAGCTTACTTATCCGTTCGTGAAGGGTAAGGCAGATGAATGGGAAATAGAACTTACCATGTTCATTAGCGGAGTATTGGGAGATGAGATGTTTAAAAAGTTTAAAAACGATTGATTATGGACAAGAAAGAAAAAGATTTTGTTCCAAAAGCCATAAATTTGTGTGGCAAACGGAGGATGCTATCATCCATAAAAGGATGGGAAATTGTTCATTATAACAATTACTCTAAAGGTATAGCCAATGTCCAGCCTGTGGACAAGTTGAGAATAACACTTTCAGGGCGTGAAGTAATTGAGTATGTCCTGAAAGATGGAGATAAAACGATTGATAAACTAGACAGTTATTTCGGATTGCTATGATGATAAAAGTAGACATACCAGAACCGTTCATAGACGGTGACAATACGATGGTAAACATCACGTCTGATTCATTCTGCTATTCCAGCATTGATTCACGTTATGAAGGATTTCAGAGTTCCTACAAGGACGGGAATATGAATCAGAAGATACAGGGAAAACTAGAGATAATTGCGGACCAGTTTAAAGAACTTATAAAGATAATAGAAGATGGAAAGACATTTGTTAATACAGGAGTGTGAGAGAGAGGAAAAGATGAAGGAGTTGCGCAAGCAGCAGAACGATCTTATCAAGAAAGGCCGTATGGTTGAATGCTCTCGTGTAACAGCCAAGATAAAGGAGTTTCAGGAAGCATATATCAAGGCTTATCCTGACGGTAAATATGTAAGGGGCATGGATATTATCAAGAAGATGTCTGATGATGAGAAAATGGATTGGATGATGTATGTCAACGCCATTGCTTTCTGTGCTGATATTATTCACTCATCTTCCATTGAGCTGAATGAAATGCTAAAGAAAACACTCCCCGGATCTAGCCTTCAAATGTTTGAAACGCTTGAAAAGGTAGGTACTATGGCAAAGAATCAAATCCTATGGATGGATAACAATGTTGACGAGAAATATCAGGATGATTTTGCAAGATATGCCGATGAAATATCCGTGATGCTTTTATCATTTGTTAAAAATAGATTTTTACCAAGGAAGTAAGCTACCCACAGGTTAAAAGCCCAAGTTGATTATACTACTACGTTAGTAAACAATAATAATTAAAAAGAGAATGCAAGTAAATTTATGAAAAAGAAAGATATAGACGAAGGATATATTGTAGGTGACTTTTATATTATTAAAAGCCCTATCAAAGAGGGGTGGCTTCACATAGTGAATATAAAAACATCTTGGCAGATAAAGGTGATGATGGGAGCGAATACGGCAAAGTTTCTAAGCCTTTCCCAACAGGAAATATTTGACAGGATTAACGGAATATACATTCAATCCATGATGTCTTTATACGATTCAGATTATGCCTTGAAAATAGCTAAAGATGCTGTGTCTTATATGTCTGAAAAGGCAGAAAAGATGGAAAAGGTGGAAAAGAATGAAAATGAAGATATTGAAAAGGTGAAGAAAGATGAGTTTATGATGAAGATAGCCACATCTTCCGATGAAGAAATCATGGACATGATCGTAAATGGAGAGATAAAGTACGAATATTTCAAACAAGAACAGGAGTAAATTTATGAAAGCATTATTTAAAATGGACTTCGATTGCGGAAGAATGGGCAATCTTGAAGGAGTATTTATTGCAGACACAGAAGATGTCGAATACTTAGTGAATAACAAAATCAGTGTTTACTTCGGTGAAGTACTTGGCAAGCACTCTGAAATATCCGGGTGTGTGGCTGAAAGTGAAATCAAACAAATAACCACTGATGAAAATGTAATCAAGATAGTTGAAGAATATGGGCTTAACAGTGGGTATAATCCATTTGAATACACTCTTTGTACATCAGAAACGGAAGATATACCAGATAACGGAGTTGATTGGGATGATTGTACTGTACAAGAATACATAGACTTTATGAGGAAAGGTATAATACCCCAATATTACGAGAAAGATTATAAAGAATGGCTAAGTAGCCAAAAGGAGGATTAAATCATGCAAGACTATATTTCAGATTGGTTCATTCCTATGGATTTCGGTAATGATATGCCGGACGAAGAACCTAACGGTGAGGATAATTTTAGATTTATTTTCTTATAAACTTTATGCCTGCTCGGTTTGTGAAAATAGGGTGGGCGAATATGGGGCGTAAGCACTGGCTGTGTTCCTTATTATGGATAAGTGCACAATATACGTTGTAAGGGCTTGTTGATTTATGAAGCTTCAATCGGCAAGTTAATCATGATTGCTGGCACTGCCCAATTATGGTTTGGTGGGTTCGATTCCCCTACGCCCTTTATAAATTTGGCATTAAGGAACAAATGAACACCATTATAAAGTATTCGGTAATTCATTTGTGATAACTGATAGCGGGCGTTGGTATCGCCCCGAACGAATTAACGTTCTAAAATGTATGTGTAAAGATGTACATTAATGCCTGAAGAGGATGATGATTTTGAGGAATTTATCATTTGTGATAACGAAGAAATGTTTAAGGAAACCGTAATTGAACTATTAAATAAGAATAAACATGAAAACATTTTTTGAGTGTAAAATTCGCTACGAAAAAGTAGCAGAAAATGGGATGAATAAGAAAGTAAGTGAGCAATACCTAGTTGATGCGCTTAGCTTCACTGAGGCGGAAGCACGTATTATATCTGAAATGACACCGTTTATCAGTGGCGAGTTCACTGTTTCGGACATTAAACGTTCCAATTACAGCGAACTGTTCCCCTCTGAGGAAGATGCAGCCGATCTATGGTTTAAATGCAAGCTGTATTACATCACGCTAGACGAAAAGAGCGGAGCGGAGAAAAAGACATCATGTTATATGCTTGTTCAGGCAGCCGATTTGAGAGATGCTGTAAAGAAACTTGACGAAGGAATGAAAGGCACAATGGCAGACTATGTGATTTCATCCATAGCCGAAACTGCCATTATGGATGTATATCCGTATGAAGCGGAAAATGATTCCTGTTTATCGGAATACCCAAGTGGACACAAGACGGAAGCTGTCATAGGCGGAAAGAGCGTCATTGTAGACAAAACGGGAAATTCAACTGTAGTTTTACCTGGTTAAATTGAATAGATATGTCAAACGAACAACAAAACCAAGTTTTCCATCATTGGAGAACTGGAAGTCAATCTGATTATGTGGGAGTAGAAATACTCCCTAACGGTCAGTCCATTATTGCTACAATATCCCATATCGTATGGGATGAGAATGCAAAGGTACAAGGTAGCAAGAAACCATCATGGATTGCTTACTTTAAAGAAACAAACCTTGTTCCTAAACCTATGCTGTTGAACAGTACGAACCGTAAACGCCTTACCAAGTTGGCACAAACTGATTATCCTGAAACCATCCGTGATTTTCGTGTCATATTATGCAAGGAACTGACACGTGACCCAAGCGATGGAGGAAAGGTCTACGGATTGCGTATAGGGCGTGATGTTCCGCCACCACCACAGAAAGAGAAGATGACAGTCAACTCTGATAAATTCAAGGCTGCATTGGAAGCATTGAAAAGTGGGAAATGCGACATTGGATACATCACGGCAAGCTATGATGTGGATGCGGAAGCTATGAAATTGTTTAACGAAGCAGTTAAAAAATAATGGAAGCAGAAGAAAAAGAAAAATTATGGCTTATGAAGAGGTGTGGTAAAATCACCTCTTCCGCCATTGGAAAACTTATGGTTTCCGGGAGAAGGGAAATGACACCTTCCGAACTAGAGGTTGCAAAAAAACAGGGCGTAAAGAGAAAGACAGTTGATGTTCCTTTCGGAGATACAGCTATCTCTTATCTTTATCAGGTTGCAAGGGAGAGAAGGTTAAACAAACCATGCCGACATATATCCACTTCTGATATGGAGTGGGGAAAGGATCATGAAAAAGACGCTATCGAGTGTTTTAACCATAACACGTTCTCCAGACTAATGTCCTGTGCGGATGATTTTGACGAAATTGTTTTTGTCGATAATATCTATGATGGATACGGCGATTCTCCCGATGGATATGGATTTGATGTCAATGGTAAATTATCTTATATAGCCGAAGTGAAATGCTTTACTTCTGAAAGTAAGATTGAATATTTGAGAGAAGCAACAAAGGAACAGGCGATAGAGGAATACTATTGGCAGCTAATGTCGCATTTCCTTTCCCATCCCGATGTAGATAAAATGTATTATATCGTATATGACGGCAAGTCGGATGATGATCCATTTGATTTACGCCCGGTTAACGATCCGTCAAGACTTTTGTATTGGGAACTTGACAGAAGTGATTATAAAGATGATATAGACAGGATGGAGGATAAGTTACAAATGGCTCTAGCTTATCTTTCGTTCAACGAAGGTGATGCGAAAAAATACCCAATAAGTAAAATAAATGACTTTGTTGGTGTTTCAAATACGTAACGGGTAATTACGGAGTTGATACAAAAATAAGAGATTTATTGAACACGTTGATTATCAGGCATTATCCCAAAAAGTAGAATGCCAAAATGATATAGGTTATTCAAGAAGATTTATTGTCTAAGTTGTTATGACTACACTAATCAAGCACAACAAACCTAATCGTGGGGATGAAATAATCATCCCCTATCTTGCCATAGAAAACAATATCAACTTTATCATGCTCAATGGGGGTATAGGTGACGTTGAACTTATGGACGGAACGAAATGTAAGTCAATAAGCTGCACTCCTATCAAATTTGATGATGCAGGAGATGATATATATCGTATATATGGCATAGGAAAAGAATCATGGAAAATGGCATGGCTGAAAAGAGTACATACCATGAGTGACGAAATTGTAAAACTAAAGTTAGATTTCAATGCCAGCAATTAGCGAATTATGGATAGATTATCCAATATCTTACCGTGACGAAAAAGGAAGGTTCGTCAAAGGTCATAATTATGGATTCAAGAAAGGAAGGGAAGTGTCGGATGAGGAACGTGAAAAGAAAAGAGTTATTATGAAGGAACTCATAAAGAAACGAAAGGAAAACGGTTCTTATCTCGGTCATAGGAATAATACAAGGGCTGTCATTGCGATAGAGGATGACACGAACAGATTCCTATGCTTTGAAGCCTGTTGTGACTGTGAGAGGAAATTAGGTATGCCACAACGCTCATGCAGTTCTTTTTGTAAGGGGAAAAACGGGCATAGATGGAGAAATTTTAAATTGTTTTACGAAGATGAATACGGATTACGTTGACGAATTTGAAAACTACGACAGGAAGTTAATCAAGCTAAATAGTGACACTGCTATTTTGCTGCATATATTCAAGAAAAAGCCGAACCACCACTTCGAGGATTGGATGGTTCTTCAAGACAATGAGGAATACTTCAAAAAGGAATGTGTTCCTGATTACGAAGATGCCGCCAGGCAGTTTGTCAAGCAGTTTGAAGGAGAAGAGTGTATGGCTTTTGTGATTGCATTGAAAAACGAACTTGAAAGAATGATACAAGAAGATGAGTACAAACGAAATAAAGCTAAGGGATTACCAAGAGGTGGGGATAACCCGTCTGAGAAATGCCCTGACTAATCATAAGCACGTCATATTCTCAGCCTGTGTAAGTTACGGCAAAACGGTCATAATGAGTTTTATGGCTAAAGGTGCTGTCGAAAAGGGGAATAAGGTGCTTATCGTATCCCACAGATCTGAACTTATGACACAGACAGGGGGAACGTTGGAAAGAGTTGGCATACAGGCTGAATACATCTCTCCTAAGCACAGGAACATACCTAAAGGTCTAGTAGTATCAGCAATGGCTCAAACTCTCCGTAGAAGGCTAGAAAAGCCCGAATGGGTTGAATGGGTTAAGAGTGTATCTCTCTGCCTGATAGACGAAGGGCACACCTCTGATGCGGACTTTCTCTTTGAATCTGGTTTGCTTGATGACAAGTATGTAGTAGGTCTTACAGGAACTCCGATGAGAAGTGGGAACCAAAGGCAGCTTGGCATGAACTATGAAGAGATTGTAGAAACTGCCCAGATACAGGATATGATGGACCGGGGAAACATAACCAGGTTGAGAACGTTTACGGTTGATGCACCCGACTTGTCTAAGGTTAATACCGATTATCGTACAGGTGACTTCGATAGCAGGCAGATGGGAGCAGTGTTCAACAAGTCCGTACAGTACAAGGGGGTGATTGAAAACTATATGCGTATCTGTCCGATGAAAAAAGCAATCTGTTTTGATGCCACACAGGCAAATGCGATAAGGATGTGTGCTAAATTTAATGAAGCTGGCATTCCTGCAAAATTCCTCATATCAGGTATAGACAAGAACAAGCCGGATGAGTTGGAGTTATATGAAAAATACAAGCATCTTACAGGAAACAGAGAACAGCTTATCAAGGATTTCCATGACGATAAATTCACCGTTATATGCAACAGTGGCATATTGTCTACGGGATACGATGAAACAAGTATAGAGGTTTGCATATTAAACCGTGCTACACAATCCGTTCAGTTCTATATCCAGGCAACCGGCAGGGCTATCCGACTTCACCCAAACAAGACGGAAGCATTTCTCCTAGACTTCGGTGGTAACATATCACGGCTCGGCAAGTTTGAGAAAGAACGTCAATGGGCTTTATGGCATAACAAGGGGAAATGTGAAGGAATACAAGGAGTAAAAGAGTGTAAACAGTGTGGTAAATATATTGCCATAACCGCTTCGGAATGCCCTTTCTGCGGATATGTATATCCTACCGAAAAGGAAATAAGAATTGCGGAACTGCAAGAACTGGTAGGAGATTTAAAGTTTGAACAAATGACACCTACACAATTTTTTCAGTATGCGGAACTTAAAGGATACAATACTTACTGGGCGATACGGCAGTTGTATATCAGAAATACGGAATCTGATTTTCGTAAAGCCATGAAAGAATGCGGATATTCTAGCAAGTTTATATGGGGATATATTCAAAGAAATAAAAAATAACATTTAATTATGGGAAAAAATTTACTTAACAGCGATGGTAAAATTGCCTTGTTTCACGAAACGATAAGGCTTGACTTTAATCTGCCCAAATACTCCATTATAGAGCAGAAAGATCCTAATCCAAGTGTAATGTCTTATGATTTTCTTAAACAGTACATGGAAAGCAATGATAAGGAAGGAGTGGCGGAATTTAATCTTACCGTTTCACCGACAATGCTTGATTCTGTAAAAACAAACCAGGAGCATAAGCAAGTAAGACCCTTCCTTCTTGATAGAAAACATAAGGAAAACTCATGGTTTAAAAAGATTAAGGATTATATAGACGAATACAGAAGATCCAAGTTTGACGTAATACATTTCTTTTCTGAGGTGAAGATACAGACAGAAAACGAAATGAAGCAATACAGGGATAGGATAAAAGACTATATACTGATGCTAGGTTATGCTGAAAGATCCGGTCAACACGCCTTGAAAGAAAAACTGTTCCGAAACATGGTGATATGCAAATACGAAAGCATATTGTTCAGCAAAGGATTATACAAGGCTATATCAGAGGAAAATCTTATGAAGTTTGCAAAAGGATGTCCGAAAAATCTATGCCTTGATTATATTTCTGACTATACTAGAATCATACCATTTGACATAATTAGGAAAAAGACAGACATAGACAAATATGAAATATTCGACAACTATGTTATCCTCCATTATGACTTTGATAATAACGGAACAGATTTACCGTCTGACAAGAAAAAAGAAGAGGTGGAAAAAAGAAAAGACCCTATTCTGTTTGGTATTATTGCAGGAAGCAACAAACTATACTTCATCGGTGACTGGATTGACGAGTATTGCGATTTGCGGTTCGATGATGTGGTAAAACAATGCACGGACGATTTCTTGTCAGAAAACATTTCTTTGGATGATCTTGCAAAATAGCAATACAAAGCCTTGCAGAAACGGAGAGTGTTGCTGCTGTAGATGCAAGCATAGATACACAGTTATTGTGGATGGATTGTTTGTTGGATATGTCTGCTACATCCCTTGGTTTGAAAAAAACGTTGCCATGAAGATAAGAAACAGCGGACATGGCATGTGTGAAGGATTTGAGATGGTTGATAACAAACTTTAACCTTTTATTTTTCTCATATACCCCATTTCGTAATACCTTTGCTAAATACAATTTTTTTTTATTATGGCTGAGGAGAAACGATCTGCGGAAGAAAAGAAAATGCAGAAAGATATAGTAGTTAGTTATAGGAACGAGAAGGAAGGTAAAGGGTGCAGGGGATTGCTTGTAGCGTTCTTTTCCGAACTTCTCCATCCTGCTGTAAGTGGTAACAAGTCGGCTGAATTTCGTGCTCTAGGAGCAAAGAAAAGTATGCCGGACCTTGCTTATATACATGACGGTAAGATATATGGCATAGAACTTAAAATGCCTGACAGTAACCATGACCGTAATCATATAATAGAACAGGCTGATGTGATGGCTACATATTTCTTTAGAGGATATTTTGTATGGTCTAAGGATATGTTGTGGAATATACTTGACGCTATTGAGCGTGGTCAGCCGGGGATGTCAAATACACTACAGATAAAAGATTATTGTATGCGTAACAGCACTACAAAGGTAAGTTTTGAAAAAATAATTAAAGAGCTGTTTCAATGAAAGTTATATATAACAAAATAATTCCATTCAAGGGGTACAAGTGTATAAATTTGTTTGGGGTTCTTTTCGTAAGAAAAGGATGTACGATGCGTGAAAGCGATTACAATCACGAAGCGATTCATACAAAACAAATGAAAGAGCTTTTGTATGTTCCGTTTTACATTTTGTATCTTTTGGAATGGCTGTACAGGCTTACACAAAAAGGTAATGCGTATAGGAATATATCGTTTGAGAAGGAAGCCTATGATAACGAGAACGACATGGATTACCTTGATAAAAGAGAACATTTTTCTTGGATTGAATACATTTGAATTTTACATTTATGAATAAGATAGTTTTTGATAGAAAAGTTTTATATTCAACGTTAAACTCAGCCAAAGCCTGCCTTTCCGATACAGGCTTGACGATACTTAAATGTTTTCGTTTTAAATATATAGCATCAGAGAATGCGATAGAGGTTACTTCATACAACAACCTCAATGAGATGCGTTTGATTATTCCCGTTATTGATTCAGACTGCAATGACGGGCAGGAGTTTGCAGTAGACGGAATAAGACTTGTAAAGTTACTCAAAACAGTAAAGGATTCCATTGTTACGGTAAAGATATATGATAAGGATATAATATTCTCTTACAATGGCAGTGAAGCGTCTTTCTTTGCAGAAGATGTGGAATCTTATCCTGATATTAAAATAGGTAAGCGTGGTACCGGGATAAGGGTCAACGTGAACAGGAATGATCTGTATAGAGCATTAAAAAGGAACATAGGATTTAATGATATCAGTGACGTTGTGACCAGCCTTAGTGGAGTGGGGATAAATTTTATTTGTTCCAATAATTGCATTGATATATGTTCGTCCGATAAGATTGTATTTGTAAGAGATGTTATAGAATGTCATCCGGATATATCAAAGGACTTGTGCATAAATGTAATGCCTACTTCGGTAAAGGAAGCGTTATCCTTTCTTGAAATGTTGTCAGAAGAAAATGTAACTGTTTCTGTATCTGATGATGAAAGGGTGATGTCTATATCTTATGGGGATTTCGGGTCTGTCTTTAATTGTACTCTGATGGAGGTTAAGTTTGTAAACTACCTGCCATTGGTAAATAATATAAAATCAAACTTTAATTACTTTATTAAAGCAAGAACTAGCGACTTGATAGATTCCCTTTCAAGAATAAAGGTAATGTCAGATGTATATAACATGTCACATTTTGTTTGCAGGGAAGAAGATAATAAAATGGATATAACATACACAAATGATGCAGGGTATAAAATATCGGAAAATGTCGGAATTGAAGGATCTTGTCAAGGGCGTTTTGATTGCAATCTGAACATTGAAAAGATGATTAACGCATTGAAGGTATTTCCTGGGGATTATGTCACATTGGCATATACCAATCCTGATAATAATGCTCCTATATGTATCATTAACGAAGAGGGAAATTATAAATTAATGGGCGTAGTAAACATTTTTAAGAGTTGATAACTATCGTTTAACCTATCGAATATACCGTTTTATTATTTTTGCAACAAAAACATATAAGACATGGAAGATAAAGAAAAAACAATTCAGATTCTCGCTGAAACAATAGATAGGTTAAACAAGACGATAGAATCACAGAACAGGTTGATTGAGGATTTAAAAAACAGGCTTGAAACAATTCAGAACGAATATAGCCCTTCAATTATGACTGTAGGCGTATTGATAGAAAAGTTGAATAATACAAAGACAAGAAGCGGAAAGGTAAGATTTGAAGCATTATCAAAACATATAATGCCATATCTTACCAATCAGCTTTATGACGAGTATGATTTTAATGATACCATCCCTACCTTCAAGGAAGTTCCATCTATTGAAAAGCCTGTAAATCGTGATATGATAGATGATATGATCAATGTTATAAAGTCAAAGAGAAAGATAAGTGAATCATCTCAAAAGGCATATCTTTTAATGCTTAAAAGAATATTGTCCGAATCAAAAGATATGAGTAAATATATCAATGATTATATTATCTCTCTGGACGTAAAATCTCCTTCAAATATATCTCTTACGGATGAAGAAATAGAATTATTCTGGAATGTCGAGCCGTTTAACGTTACAGAAAAAATTGTAAAGAAATTGTTTCTGATTCAATGCTATACTGCCATGAGATATTCCGATATTTTCAGATTGAAAGATTCTATGATGGAAGGAAATGTTATTTCGTATATATCAAAAAAGACAGGTAAGAACGTTGAGGTTCCCGTACCTTCCAAGATTATAGAAATGATAAAAGAGGTTAGATCGTTCGATAAATACAACATAGAATCTTCCTTAAAGACTACTATGAATGAAGTTCTACCAACCCTTGGATGTAGAGCAGGTATAAACAAGCAGGTATTTGTAAGACGGGCAAATGTACTCATGAAAGGGCCGAAGTACCAGTTCATCAAAACACATACAGGACGTAGAACAGCTATTACCAGATGGGCTAATATGGGAATACCAGAAGGAGAACTGAAATCTATGGCTGGTCATTCTGATATAAGAACCACGAACAGATATATTACTGCAAGCGTATCAAATAAAACCAAAAATATTTTAACTTATGGAAATTTTGGAGAATGTGCTGTCGATTGATAAAATGAAACACCTACAAGAACTTGGGGTAAATACAGGTAACGCATCAATGACTTGGATGTTATATCCTTATGAGGAAGGAAAACAACCACAATTATCTTTACGAGAGTGGAAAACTTTCAAGGAACCGTTCAGAAAAGAACATTGTATTCCTGCATTTACTTTGCTTGACATCTTGGGACTGTTACCAAAAGAGATAAAAACAGGAACAGATACTTATTGGATTACAATGTATTTTAGTGACAATTGTTGGCATATATGTTATTCCATGTCTGACGAATTTGATTATTATCAAGAATTTTTATCTTACTCATTAATTGACGCATCTTATGAAATGCTATGTTGGTGCGTAGAGGAAAGATTAATACCATAAAGATAAAACGGAATTAATTCAAAACAAAGAAAATATGAAAGAATCAGAATATTGTATTGGTGATTTCCTATATGGAATCCCATCAAGTAAAGAATCAGAAATGTATAATCCGACAGATAAAAGAGTTTTCATTTATAACGGGTGTATGACAGGTGACGGTTATGGTATTCTTGTGGGATGGAATGATGGTGAAATTAAAAAGAGTACAGGGTTTAGAAATTTCATGTGGGGAGGTAATGTGCGAAAAGCAACCGAACAAGAAAAGCATGATTTTATGGATAAATTAATGAATCAAGAAACAATTAATCCATATTGATATGAAAAAGTATATTGGAACAAAACAAATGAGGAATGAGTAAAACAACAATTTATTATCTATTCCTAGTAGCAATGTATATGCTGCTAGGGTAGATGGAAAGGAGAAATATGGATAAAGATAAATTCAACAAAGCAATAGAAATCAACAATAAAATAGAGGAATACAAAGATCATAAGATGGCACTTGAAAATTCTAACATAAAATATGGTGGTGGATTGATATTTACATACAACAGAATACACAATGATGTACCATTAAAGGAAGAAATTTTTGGTAAGAATTTCTTTCAGTGCTATATGTATGCTTTGGATAGTAAGATAAAAGAATTACAAAAAGAGTTTGACGAATTATGAAAAAAGATATGAAACAGACAGTAGAAGAAGCGGCAAGGGACGCAATCCACGCTCATTATAAATGCAACGGTGAATATCCATGCGGAGAACGTGACTATTGCGAACATTGTAATGGTCATAATACAGCATTCGATTGTTGCGAATGTGGCGCAGATGAGTTTAAAGAAGGATTTATTTCTGGTGCAGAATGGCAGTCGAAGCAATCACCTTGGATAAACGTTAATGAACGGTTGCCGGAACCAAACAAGCTTGTCCTTTGCAGAATGGTATCAAATGGAGCGATTGTTAGTGGCTATATCGTTGTTTCATCCGGGAGATCGCCATACGTTGCGACAGACGGAGGATTTGAATTTGAGGATTGGAACGGCTACGAGCGTGACATGTGGATGTACATCCCGTCTTTTGATGATATACTCGAAGCCAACAGAGATGTACTAGAACGGATTAAAGAGAAAGGAGATTGAATATGAAAGTAAAGAACGGAATATATCTGTGCGATGTGATGGGTTGTTTCTGTTTTGTCAGTCGTGGTAAAGTAACAGAGATTAAGATAGATAAGGAGGAATAATTATGGGATTTACAACACCGTGTTTTATACGCAAAAATACACAGGAACTTCGGAGAGGACTGGAAGAATTGGGGTATTCACATGGTAAGCCTAAATATTATGCAGATGATGATAACAAGTATGATTTTATTATGTGTAATAATGGAATATTCTTTTTACTATCCCAAAAGAATCATGTGATAAGAAATGGGCATCCTTTGAAAAAACGTGGAAGTGTTGATTGCGGAACGAATGAAGAACTTTTCCTAGCTATCGCTGCATTGAGGGATGATACAGACAAGTACCAATGGTTTACCGATGGGGATAAGTGGATTCTGTGTCCTAAAACCAAGTTCTCTACCTATTGGGTCTACTATCATATTGATGTCAATACGGATACCGTTCACAAGGCTACCGTAAATGAACTGATTGAACACTTTAAAATAAAGGAGGAATAATGAAAGCAAAGTATTTTAAAAAGATAAGAAGCCAAGTAAAGTGGTATAAGGTATCATATAGAGATAGTTTATTTTTTAGTTTTAGCGATGAGAAAGAAATATTGGCTAAATCTCCTGAAAATGCTTGTGTCAGATACCATAAACGTACTGGATGTTTTGTTAACAAATATAATCCCAATAATATTACACAATATAGTGAATCTCTTTCAAGGTTCAAGGTATGTATAGGTAAGAAAGTAATGTATTTCGATTAAATATGAAAGCAGAATGGAGCCTTGGTTTCACTGATGCGCTAATAAAGAAATTAAAAGGAGAATAAAATTATGACCGAAGAACTTGTAACATTAGAAACTGCGAAGTTGCTGAAAGAGAAAGGGTTCAATGAGTATTGTAAAGATATTATTAAAGAAGACGATAATCGGATAATGCAATCTGTGTTCCGAACAAATAAGAATTTGCCAAAATTGTGTTATAGTCGTCCCACTCAATCCGTTGCACAAAAGTGGCTACGTGAAATAAGAGGTGTGTATGTATATGTAGAACCTGTTATTGGAAAAAGATGGACGCTTTCTTTTTGTGATTTCAATGTTCCAACAGAAGAAAGCGACTGGATGGAGAACGAAATAAACAAAGGGAATGGCTATAAAGTATATGTCACCTACGAAGAAGCACTGGAAGCAGGTTTACAGGAAGCATTAAAACTAATATAGAATGAGCCTTGGGCGGCCTTGTAAAACCCATAGAAATGACGAAAAATGAAAAGAATAATTACTGTCCAAGATATGATTGACGAACTAATGTTAGTTGTCAATAAGGATGCTGAAATAAATATCGTAATGAATACAGGAGGTTATCAAACTGAATACATTCCTGATCTATATGATTTTTCTGTCATTGATTTTACTGATGTACATCCTGATGATGGAAACTCGGAAAATAAAGTGGTAATAGAAATGTTTCGTTAAAAGAGAAATAAATAACGCTCAAAACAGGGAAGAAATGAATACAACTTTTGAAAAATCGGCTAATAGTACCGATGAATGGTACACACCGAAAGAAATTATAGACGCATTGGGTGAATTTGATTTAGACCCATGTGCTCCGGTAGCCCCCCCTCTATAAAACAGCAAGTGTCATGTACAACAAAAATGACGATGGATTAAAACAGGAATGGAAAGGTCGTGTTTGGTTGAACCCGCCTTATTCCCGTCCTCTTATAGAATGTTTCGTTAAACGGATGGCAGAACATGGGAACGGCATTGCTTTACTTTTCAATCGCTGTGATTCAAAGATGTTTCAGGATGTGATATTCGAGAAGGCAACGGCAATGAAATTCTTGCGTAACCGAATCAGATTCTTCCGCCCAGACGGAACTCGTGGGGATTCTCCTGGCTGTGGCAGTATTCTCATCGCTTTTGGTGAGGACAATGCAGAAATATTGAGAACCTGCGATATTGCAGGCAAGTACGTTAGAATCAATTAGAATGACAAAAAACATGAATAAGGAAGAATTTTTAAGCAAAAGATACGCCATTGATTTAAAACTAAAAGAATTGAATGGAGAAAAGGAACAGTTGGAAAAGGAATACATTGAATCCAACCAAGTATTCCCTATTGGAAGCAAAGTCTGTATAACGGTCCCGGCTCATGAAAGGATATTAGTTCCCGAAGCGAAGAAGTTAGCCTATATTGCAGATTATGATATTGATGATAACGGAGAGGTTGTACCCTCTTTAAGACAGTTGGATTGCAATGGGGGCATGTCAGCAATACCTTTATTTGTTAATTTAAAGAAGGCTATAATTGAATTAGCGTAAATCAGATTAGGAATGAATATGAGTGGAAAAGATGTATTAAGGCTATTACTTATCAGTTACGGTTTTTGCCGTAATATTGAGATAAGTACTTATATTGGAGATGGTGGATGGATTGGTTACGAAGTATCGGCTAGTAATGACGATGGCATTGAATACTATGCAGTAGATTGTGAAGGTTTACTTTTTCATATATACGAGATACAGAAATTTATGAGAGATGGAAATATTGAACCTCGTTTAATGCTTGGAAACTCTAGCAACAAACATCTTCTTTCAGATGAGTCTTTAAATAAGCTACTGAATATGTCAGAGAATAAAAATTACTGTAAAACAAACCCTTATGAATAGGCGTAAAACTGATATAGATATGAACAATTTAAAATTATATATCGCCCGTGACGAAGGCAAATGGGATGAAGATGTACAAAAGGCAGGAGAACTGAACCTGTTCTATGACACCCCGCAACTTCTGTTTAACGTAAAAGACTGGACATCATACTGGGGAAATGCCCGTAAGATAGCACATATTCCATCATACATGTATCCTCAAATCAAGGATAAGGAGTGTTATGTTTTCAACAATCTTGAATTATACCAAAGTTTCAACTAATAAGAGAGAGGATAGGCAGTTAGCCTATCTTCTCTTTTCGTATTTTCTTTTCATCTTTCTTCTTTCCACCCGTGTCATTCCCATGCTTTGAGCAATACCGAACAGGATTTCCTTTTCCGAATCGTTAAGCATATCATATACTTCTTCTTTGCTTTTTCCGCTAATCATAGCCATAAAAATCTTTTTCATAATGATTTATTTTAGTTTTTTCTTACAACAATCGCAAATCTCGTCTTTTATAGGTTTTGTAAATAAAGCACCTACATATCCTGCAAGGTATCCAGCTTCTTCTGATGAAGGCTTTATGCCATAATGATCAATTATATGACCAATCATGTGTTGTTTTTCATGCTCCAGTGTATTCATAAATTCTTCATCAGACGTACTGTGACTGATAATAATTACAGTGCACTTATTGTTTGAATACGTTACACCGTAATTGTATTTTTCAGTCTTTATCTTATCCGTTATCCTGTTCAGCAAATGAAAAGGACAGCCAATATATTCCAGTCTGTATATCGCTCTTAAATAAGAGTATTTATTCACAGAATAGAATATCCAGCGGCAGGATTGTCGAACATAAAAATTTTGTCTGAACCCATAATATTGTAATTTAATGTGTGTGTATTATAACTCCCGTAAAGACTGTGCACTCATCTTTACGAGTGTAGATTTACAACATGGATTGCCTAAACAAAAATAAAAATTTCGCAGTATAACCTATTGTGTTTCAGATAGTTTAAACTTGTTAAAATAAGTTATTTGCTTGTGTGTTGTTTTTCCTATTCGTATATTAGCGCAATAATTTTAAAATAGAGGAATTGAAGATGAAAGAATTAAAAAAATGGAATAATAATCCAATAAAGATTACGTATTTAATACCTAGTGGAAACAAGTATGCTTATATAAAATTAGGTGACACTGTTGATCTGACGAACGGAACATATAAAATAACCGCTTTGGATAATGAAGAAAACATTTTCCAAGCGGTTAATATGGAGAATAAAGATGATTGTGTTACAATGTATGCGTATGATGTTGTCTAGCTTTTAGTCTTGTATTTGCCCCTTGACTTCTTTGGACGTATAAGCCCGTTGTTTTTAAGAGCATCCAATGTTTCTTTCAAATAAACGGGTTTTGTCATTCCTTGTACTCTCACGGGAGATAATAACGGTTGTACGGGATGAAACTTAGTGCCTTTGTATGTAAGCCTTGCAAACTCGGTGTCACTCACATCAAGATACTTTATGGCATTTTCTCTATCAAAATAAGACGGTATGATAGTTGATTTGTTTATTGCGTCAGTAAGGAAGTTGAACTGTTCCGCATCAACATTCGAGTTTCCGCTTTTCAATGCTAGAGATATTCCGTCAAGTAAGGAAGCTAATATAGTGTTATAATTCATGCCCATGACTTACTCGATAGATGATATGTTTGCTGTTCCCGTAACACTCACCTTGCTTCCTGGTGTGACTGAAAAATATTCCACCGTTCCTGCCGGGAGAAGCATTCCTGTTGGTGATATTCTGCTTGATCTGCTTTTCGTTTCCTGTACCAATGAGATACGGCATCCATCCGATGTCGCTACTCTTATAAGGTTTGACAATGCTGTGTATTCCTTGTCGGTTACATCTTCCGATGCTGATATTCTTGCAGCTACGATACCTTTTAACGCTTCATCCTTTGAAGCGTTTTTGGTGGAGAAATACCCACCTATCTGTTGTTTGTCATTGCTTTCCATATCCTTTTAAGTAAGATTGTTTCACACTTTCTGCAAACTCGTTCAGCTTTACATAATCCGGGTCAAGTTTGTTTAAAATACCTTTTCTGAGAGCCGCTTCTTCCTCACCGTTGGGAAATTCATCCTTTATGGCGGCATCTACCGTTTTGTCGTATGATACAGGGTTCTTTACACGCTGTACATCGGCTTTCCACTTTTTGACGAACTTTTCCTGTACAATATTTCCCATATCGTCCGTTTCGGGTTCGTCAACTTGTTCAATGTTTAAATGAACATTGCTATATCCAGTGCCTAAATCAAAGATAAAGGCAGGCTTCTCGTCAAAAATCAAACCTCTTTCCATAGATAATTATATACGATTAATTAGTTATAAATGCCATTTTTAATGCAAATATAGCAAAATTATTTGTATTACTCTAATAAAACTATCGCATTTGGTTATATTTGTGAGCTCCATATATCCTGTTCCACTTTTACCATTTCGCATCCGGATGCACTTCAACGGACAGATGATTCATTATTCTGATGATTAATTCTCGTATCATAAATATATGTTTTGAGTGTTACTAGTAATTTTCCGGGTTACTCTACAGGTTTATAATAGCTAATACAACCGGTTCATACGCTCTTCCTATTTCACGTAATCCCCCACTATCATAGCTCGGATGAATTCCGTCTCTTCCATTTTGCAGGACTGTCGTAGTTGCGCTGTATAAGTCACATAGTGATTTTTCAGAAAGCGGACCATATCCATATATGTTATCCATCAGTGCATAAACAGGAACAAGAGTAACATAGTTTCTATAAGGATTTCCCGTATCATCGTTTCCTTCAAACAGTGATATGATCTCTTCGGCAAATGACAATACACTATATTTCTTAGGGCTGTTGTTGTTATTACTACCGCCCGAAAAAATCATAAGTTCAGCACCATAAATCTCTAAACCAAAAACGATTTTAGTATTCGGATACTGACTGTGAAATTTATCAATTATTCGTTTTGCACGTAACTTGGCTGTCTGTACACTTTCTGAATTTACATCCTCATAAGACTTTACCTCGTTGTATCCCCACTGGAGTATGAAGATGTCAGGAATATCAAATCCCCAATAATCGAAGTAGTATTTGAAATCCAGTTCATCAGTTGACGGATTCCAAAACGGATTATACCTCGCATCATCCGCAGATGTGTATGTAATCGTAGCATCGCCGGCCAAAGTGTTACCATTAGCGGATTGTGTTTTTGTGATTGTACCGCTTGACGGAAAATTCCCTGTTCCTGACGTATCATCTTCCGTACCATCACCATAATTAGGGTCTGAACTGAATTTACCCAATTTGAGTTTACCACTATATCTACCATCATCCCCTGCTGTCAGTCTGAATCCTCTCACCACCCAAGATATATTATTCTGATCCAAGTAAGATGTACCGGGATAGCCTGTAACCGGTAATTCTGTAATCCCCGAAACGGTCAATATCTTTGCTGCCCCTTTGGGTTCCGTGATAAAAGACATGTTTTCACCACTCTGAACCTCACCCCAAATATCTTCGGTATAATTAGATCCGGTAGTTTTAACGCGGTTAATCATGGTTCCGATATAATCAACCGTAACATTATCTTCTTTGAGCAAGTTCTTTAATTCAACTTGCCAGCCACCCAGATCAGATATACTATCCCCACTATCCAATATCTTAACTGTCTTATGGGATGAAGGATTGGCAAGTATATTAAATTTGACTTGCAGCTCTTGCAGCAATTTTCCAAATTTTCGAAGCGTAAGCTTATTATTATAAACAGATGCATTTGCGGGGGTTCCTGACAATTGCCTGTCGAAAACCTTTAACGTGGCATTTGACACCGAGAAATCAAAGCTATCATGGCACGCACTTTTTATAGCCTGCTTATAATAGAGATTATTTTGCCGATTGGCTTTGAAATACAAACTGGACGGCAATACTAATTTTGCCGGGAAAACTTCTTCATTGATAATCTGCTTAACTTCGTCCCGTGTCGTTCCGCCGCCTATGCCTCCGGGTAAACTTTCCTCGCTGATCACATAGTGAAATGGCTCATATTCAGTTGAGGTTAAACCGTACTCAATCTGTCCCTCTGTCTTGTAATTTGAAGCTAAAAATGTCGCTCTGACATAGGCCGTATTACTTTCCAATGTAACGGTTAAGGTCTGTGCATTTTGAATGGAAGTTATGAATTCCTTATTCAAATCGTATTGGCTGAAGTAAATTGGTCCCAATGCAAGGGGATGTGCTGTTATCGTCCTCTTCCCCTCTACGGCTATATAATCGGATGTTACATAAGTGGTGCTATTAGCAACAGTGCCATTCTGACGCAAAAATCCATTATCTGCCTTATCGGGATCAAATAAATTTTTTCCAACCACCACTTTGGGCATTTGACTCTGTAATGTATCCAATGCCGTATTAGTATTATTTATCTCCTTTTCTTGTGCCGCAAACCTTTGCTCATTATCATAATTTTCTGTATATGGCTCATAAGACGTTGTAGTGCTGCCCTCAAAAAACATTGCATCATCAATGACAGCAGTTGATATGCTTAATCTGATATAGGCAGCGTTTGACGGTGAAGTAGTCACGCCTGATTTTGCAGCTTCTTTAATCGCATTGAATTCTTTATCAAACCAGACATTCGATGCACCACCCGTATTCGTGTTTTGGATATAATATGATGTATTTGGATTGACTTTGATATAGTGAGATAAAGACAGGGTCGAATTCGTTTTTAAATTACCTGAAGCATCAATATAATACCCATTTTTTACGGTTAATTTGTTAAACAAGTTCTTACCCAGCGAAACACTTTTCTTATCCGCAATTTGCATTTCAAGTTCTGTTCTGTCGCTTGCCATTTGTGTTTTAAGCTCCGTTTTATCAGTCATCATTTGTGTTTCAATTTTCACAAACTTCTGCTCGTTATCGTAGTTGTCGGTAAATGGCTCATAGGATGTTGCCACATCTCCAAGCTCCATCTGCGCTGCACCCAACTGAGATTTAGATATTGACAGCCTTATATAAGCTGCATTATCAGGGGTGGTAACAGTCTCGTCTTTAATTGATGTCAATGCTTTTAATTTATCATCAAAAATCACGTGATATGCTCCGCCAACACCTGTATTACTGATATGATATTGTGTACTATTTTTTACGCGAATGTAAGTTGTAACACAATATGACGCATTTTGTTTTAAGCTTCCGTTTTGTCCTAGATAATATCCATCTGTCAGATTCAATGGATTTATAATGTTTTTTCCGACAGAGTATTCTTTTTTCCCTAATATTCTAGCGTCTATTTCGGATATTTCTGTAGCCAGACTTTTGCGGCTGATCGGGTTAACCACCGCATCATAGATGGTAGCCGGGTAAATGGTTTGTCCGCCCTTCGTCAACTTGTGCATTTTTACCATAATAAATCTCCTATATTTTTAGATTAGTAACTGTTTCTTCTTCCTCTTCCAGTGGCAAATGAGGTACAAAATCACTCAGCACATCATCATACTCCTGATCTGACAGAGATACGCTCTGCACCGCATTGTATGCGGCATATATCTGATATATAGTGACCGACTTGTTCTTCTTCGGTTCACCTGTAACGCATGGTATTATCTCTGTACCCGTAACGGTTTCAACGGGAGTCATTTCCGAAATTTTAAGATTTTCTTCCATTGTTAATCCTCTGTTAAAATTAAGTTGTTATTTTCAAGTAATATGTTGTTTCCGTCTTCCATGATTATGATATTATTGATAACTTCAAGTATTATTCTTGAATTGGCAAATTTCCATTCATTGTTTGAATATGGCATGTATCCATCCTTTGTTACAGATATGGACATGGTACTATTGGCTATCCCCACTACTTTTACTGTGCCATCAGATAGTGTATTGTACTGTAAACCTTCTATCGTGACCGTTGCATTCTCTATGGGTGCTCCATTCACATCCACTACCGTTATAGTGACAATGGATTTTGGCATATAATAATCAATCAAATCCTGCTCGGTGAATCCGTCATTCTGTTTGGTGGGAACGGAATCGAACCCGAAGGAGTTGTAGAAAGCTGAACTAATCCATCCGCTATTATGGTCAGTATTGCTAAAGAATATAGGAGTTTTAGTTTTATCACCTGTCACATCATTGTTTACTATGGTGATTATTTGCTTTTTGTTTAACAAAGCGGAAACTATTGTAGATTCATTCAGTGTTCCATCAATATAGGTCTTGCCGTTTGAGTTCCTACTATTATAAGCAATACTACCTTTGTCATTGAATACGGCAAACAGCCAAGGTTCAGTAGTATTCAGTCTTTGGTCATAGATAAACTTTCCATCAACAAACGGATTGATAGTTACAAACAACACCTTAACGCCCTGCTGTAAGTTCTGTATTTGCCCGTAATCATCTACCCCATCAGTTACTAGGGCGTTGGGATATTTAGGCAGGAACTCTATTGTTACGTCCATATCTCCTATATCCCCTGTAACTCCTATGGCGTTATACAATGAAGTGGTTCCTTCGGGATAGGTTAATGTCACTTCATGTTCTCCGTTGTCAAAGGTATAAAATCCGCCATTTCTGTTTACCAAACTAACTTGTCTGCCATCAGAAAGACCTGTAATCTTAAACTTATGCGTTGGGTTAGAGTTTGCCGGAACTATGTTTACCATGTTATCCGTAGTGGATAGTTTTTTAGTAATATGAATAATTCTGTTATCCGTAACAGTAACATTTGCTCTATTGGGTAGAATATAAGTGCTAGCAATATCATACCCTCCCACACCGCTCATTGCCGCGAACAGAAAATTGTTAAGTTTCAGAGGTCTGTTGTTTCCACTGAAATCCTGCAAATAAGGATTAGCTTTTAGTATCTCGTTTGTGGGTACGGATTGTCCTGACGGGAGTTGGGTGATGGTGATGTTACAAGCACCGACTATGTTTATACTTCTAAAACTTATATTTCCTGTTACGCTATCAATAGGTTCCAGTGTATAAGTTCCATTTTTAGGCATCCTTACCAATGGATTGCTATCATATCCCCATGCTATTTCTTGACCGTCCAATAATCCATCTACCGTAATCGTTATGCCATTAAACTTTTTAGATGTAGCGATATATATAGACGCACTATTTATGGCATTAAAACTTGTTATATTGACACTCTTGTTTGTCACGGTACATTTTGTGCCTAAGGATTTCGTCCAATCATTAAAGTTTTCCGCATATGTATCCACAGGTTTAGCCATATCATACCAAAACACCATGTGTTTCCTTACCCATTTATCTATAATCTTGCTTATGTCGGTTTTTCCTGTAACTGCCGACTTGACAAGACCAAGTTTTCCTATGTTAAAAAGCCCTATCTTTCTCATTTTTCGTCCATTTTAACCCACTCATCAGATAAAAGCAGCTTCTCAAACTCTCTTGTGCCTGTGTCGTATGTATCGTAAGGGAAAGGGAGTTCCGTTCCGTCCTCAGGTAACGTCATAGGCATCACTTCCATAACCTTCTCGGTATGGATCATATAATACAGACCGTCTGTCGATCGTCTGAAAACGGACAGATCATCTTCCGAAAACATAATCTCGGCATCTATTTTTGGTACTATAGAAAACTGCATATTATGAATTTTATCTACTATCGCAAAGATAATTAAAAAATAGTTAAACGTATTGGTTGCATACGGATTTATGTCGTATATTTGCTGAAAATTAAAAAAAAATATAACGATGAATGTATTAAGCCTTTTCGATGGAATGTCGTGCGGACAAATAACACTTTCCGAACTTGGCATTCCTGTAGAAAAATATTATGCGTCCGAAGTGGACAAGTTTGCCATAAAGGCAACCATGCAGAACTTTCCTGACACCATACAGCTTGGTGATGTAAGAGAACTTGAAGTAAGCAGACTGGATAAGATAGACTTGATAATCGGAGGATCTCCATGCACAAACCTGTCCATGTCCGGCAAGAGAAAAGGGCTTTCAACGAAAGAAGGCATGGAGGTTTTAGACTTGCAAACGTATCTTGAATTGAAGGAGAACGGTTTCGAGTTTGAAGGGCAATCCTATCTGTTTTGGGAATACATACGTATATACCACGAACTTATTGAGCGTGGTGACAATCCCAAATTCTTCCTTGAAAATGTGGAAATGGGAAATAAATGGGAATCTGTGTTCAATGAAACAATGGGTAGGAAAGGAATACATATTAACTCCGCCCTTGTATCGGCACAAAACAGAAAGCGTATATACTGGACGGATATCCATGACGATATTCCACAGCCGGAAGATAGGGGAATACTTTTAAAGGATATTCTTGAAGAAGAGGTTGATGAAAAATATTTCTTGTCTGACAAGATGATTGAATGCTTGAAGGGCAGGGTAAAGACGGAAAAATTCAGTCCTGTCCAGTTTAGCCCTATCAAGTTTCCGTATGAACAAAAGGCTCGCACTATAAATACAAGATTGTTCAAGATGGGTGACAATGACAATTACATACAGGTGGATAATGATCCGATATGTGTTGCGATGCGAGGGCGTGAATCAGCCTGCCTTACTCCAAAAAGAACCGAATATGGAAAACAGATAAGAAAGGAATATGAAGCCGGGATTGTAAAGGAACAGAGAAAGAACATCCAACAGCTTGAACCTAGGGAAGATGGAAAAACCAATTGCCTTACAACAGTACAAAAGGATAATCTGATAGTTGTTTCGGGAACGATATGTGGATTTGGAGGGAGGCATTTCCGTGAAATAAAATCTGGTAAATCATGTACACTGCTGGCAAGGGCTAGAAATGATGGAAGCACACAACCATGCGTTATAATTGGTACTCCTAATATTGCCGATATTACAATTCCAAACAAATATATAAAGAAAAATATACGCAGTATAGACGATAAGGCTCATACATTACTTGCTACATCACACAAGGGAGCAATGGCAAACGGTATGACGCTAGTTGATAACGGTAATTTTCGCATTCGTAGGCTTACCCCCACCGAGTGCGCACGACTTCAAACCGTTCCCGAATGGTATATATGGGATGGAATATCCGATACACAGCGTTACAAGATGCTTGGGAACGGATGGAATATAGAAACAATCAAACATATCTTTAAATATTTAAGACGATGAATGTACTAAGTTTATGTGACGGGATAGCTTGTGGACGTATTGCACTAGAGAGAGCAGACATAAAGGTAGACAAGTATTACGCAAGCGAAATAAACGAACCGTCTATCAAGGTTGCACTGGATAATTATCCCGATATAATTGAATTAGGGGATATTAGAAACTGGGACAAATGGGATATACAGTGGAAAGATATTGATTTGCTGATTGGCGGAACACCATGTCAGGATTTCTCACAGTTAGGGAAAGAGAAACTGAACTTCGATGGAGAGCGTTCGGGATTGTTCTTTGAATATGTCAATATACTCAACCATATCAGACAGTTCAATCCTAACATAAAGTTCATGCTCGAAAACGTGAAGATGAAATCCGATTGGGCTGATTTGATTTCGTCACATCTTGGAGTAGACTATGTGTATATCAACAGTTCCGATTTCTCCGCGCAAATGAGAGCAAGATACTACTGGTGCAACTGGGAAATACCTGCATGGAAGGACAAGGGAATATTGTTCAAGGACATAATCACGGACGGGTATGTGGAGAAAGACAAGTCATGGTGTATGCTTGAATCATGGAACAGGTTTGCCAAGAACCCCGAATCACTGTTGAGAAGATATAAAAAATCACTTACACCGCTTATATTCAACTCACCCGACTGTAATCCCGAAAAAGGTTTCAGAACGCCAAATATTACGGAAGCGGAAAGATTACAGACCGTACCCGAAGGATACACCAAGTCGGTACAGCCACATATAGGCATGGGTCTGTTAGGAAACGGATGGACAATAGATGTTATTAGTCATATTTTTAAAGGAATAAAATGAGCCCGATAGTTAGTCATATATTCGCATTTCTGTGCGGATGCTCGTTTGTCATACTTGGAGCAATTTATATTGGAACGAAAGGAGATTGAATGGAATAATAATAGACGGAGTGCTCCATGAAATGGTTGAATCATTCAATATAATCGTGGGAAAGTAACGGATAAACACTCCCCCTTACTGATAAACGGCAAGGGGGAGGATTGTGTTTATAACCTTGGACCCATAGAAAGAAGCAATGTACTTTCCTTATATGCAGCACTGTTAAGGCTTACCCATACCCTTGCAGTTCCTGCATTAATCAGTTCCGATGATATTAATATTCTCACCTTCTTGTCAATGCTGTAATTGGCGGATACTGAAAAATCCTCTATTTTTTCTCTTGATTCACCTATAACCATAGGATCTTCAAATTTCTTACTTGCAAACCTAGACATACAACTATTATTACGGAAAGAAATAAGGCTACTCGAACCGTTTCTTACTCTTACGGTAACTTCAATATATCCCATAACGGATGGCATCACTCCACCAAGTATTGTTATGCTTACGTAAGAACCAACTATCTCTATATCTCTTTTACTTACCATTGGTACGGAATATGCTATATGAGCAATATCGGGATCATCCTGCTTCAATATAGCTGTACTAAGGAAAGGATAAACTTCCCAATCACCAGCAGTCATACCCCACGAGTTTACAGTAACCGTAGCGTATCCTGTTCCTATCTTCTTGTCGGCAGTAACACGCCTAGACATCTGACTGGTCTTGTGCTTAACATAGACACCGAAATAGCAATCAGCTATCTCGGCAAAGTCACCCATGTTAAGAAAATCAGTATCATGCCCCTCCGATGGCATCATTATAGCAGCGGAACAGACAAAATTACTACTTGTAAACTGATTGGTAGCAGTATCCGGGCAGGAGAACCTGCTTATCGGTGCACTAGCACGATGGTTGTATCCGTTAAAGTCGGTAAGGCGAAATGGAAACTTCCCTCCTGTCGGTGGGGTGTATTCCCATCCGTTCATGCTTCCATCAGCGTGTTTTGGCGCATCCCAGTATCCTGCCATTTGAAAAGGTTTGACACCACAGTTTCCATCCCATCCTTGCCACCATTTTTCATCTGGTCCAGGAGCAAGGCTTTCGTAACGTACAGGTTTGTACCGTGCCCACGGGTTTATTTTCCCGTGGGTGTTTGCACAAGCATATCCTAAATCGTAAGCCCCATTCACACTGCCTATGCCAAGAGTGGCGTAAACGTCACCAGCAAGGTTTATCGGGGCTGTAATCTTTCCATTAGAATGACCCATATTACTTTTCCTCCTGTTCTTTTACGGTAACATATCCCGAAACAAGCACAGTCTTTCCATGACAGTTAAGGATATCACAACAAATGTCACCTTTGATAACAATAGCATTACTAAAATCCCATCCATCTTTTTCGCTCATGGTATATATTATGCCACTTGCCCATTTATTACATTTCACATTACCTTCAATGTAAATGTCAACTTTTTTATTATTTTCTTCCATATCGCAAATATACTAATTAATACCTAATCTCTTTTCCAATTCTTTCACTCTTTTCTTTAATCTTGTAACCTCATCATCAACTTCCTGCAAACCTTTCCACACAACAGGGATAAGTCTTTCATAGTCTATGGTATAATAGTCGTTGAATATATCCTTTACCCACTGGGTGTAACCTCCGGAAAGCAAATCCTGCGCTATAAGACCGTAATTCCATTTTTTATGATTGAATATCTCGGAATTTCTCTTGGCAAGATTGTTCCAGTGATACTTCACACTCCGGAATTTACGGATAATACCCATAGCATCATAACCCTGAATATCGGTTTTCAACCTTATATCGGAAGAGGATGCCTTGGCAGTAATTGCTCCAGTGGCTATGATATTTCCTGCTACGTGCAATTTTTGTGACGGTGAACTAGTTCCTATTCCAACTCCCGTAGTATTCATTACTGCACAAAGAGAACCTCCTGCGTAAAATGCAACTCCTGAGGAACCTTTTAAATCTAGCCAAATACCACCTTTGGAAGTTATTACTGCCGCATTGTCTATATTCCCGTCAATGTTCGCTGAACCATTGAACGGTCTGCCCCACAAAGTTCTCGAAGTAGTAAGCACATCCGCACTAGAAGCCCTACTGTCAGCCAATGTAGAAGCACCTCCTGCCGATACAGCCACAGACGTGTTGGATGTGGATTGCAGATTTTCCCATGCGGAAACGTTAGCACCATTAGCCCAATATTGGTATTGTATGTGCCCATTGTGATATGAATTAATCTGGCGCACTTGCAATTCAAAATTGTTTGTTCCTACACGTACAAGACGGATATTATCCATTCCTTTTGCGAATGTAGGAAGATAAAGGCGTGCCGAGTTTAAAACTTTTCCTACATTGCTGTCAGAAGCAGAAGGGCCACCTCTCATTTGGAAAATGGCGCAGAAGTGGTAGTATCTGACTTCTTCCTGTGCATGATTTCCATAGGCGTACCATATCTGACCCCAAACCGTTACTGATCGCCAAGGTCCAGTTCCCGATTCAGAACAAGCAAATATCTTTTTCCAATTATTATCGGTATAACCTAGAGCAAATTGTACTGCATAGGTTCTAGTGTTAATGTAATTTCTAGGTAAGAAATTAAGATGCCAATTGTCTAGCATATCCGCATTTAAATTAGAGTTCAATGTTGTGGAATTGCATTGGTAAGGCTGCTTGCCTGTGCCTACGGTGGATTTAAAGTACCCGTCAGTTCTTGTATTTCCAGCAACATGAAGTTTTTCACCCGGAGAATTAGTACCAATACCTGCTAATCCACCACCAGTACACATAATCAAGTATTTTCCCGAATGGTGCTGTAAAAACAAATGGTGGTCATATCTGTTTATCTCTCCATTATATGCAGCATCATAATTGCCTGCGCTATTAACTCTTCCTATACATATCGTACTTTCTTTAATACCACCTGCTACATTAAGCACACCTGTTCTTACATTCAACCACATGGCATTGTTTCCTTGTCTTACACCGCTGGTAGAATCTATTGTAGGATACCAACCGATTCCATTCCATGATGCAAAACGTAAGTTCGCATCGGTTGAAGAAGCTACGTCTGCTCCACCATGAATCCAATTACCCGAAGTTTTAACTACTCTTGTTCCATGAGGAATATAAAATCCTTTGTTGGTATCCATCGCCAAATCCCCCGTCATGGTATCACCTGCTTTCTTTACGTAGCGTCCGTCAGAATAGCTGGCGTAGTTTCCACTATGTATTAACACAACCCAATCATTCCACTTTGAATCATCATGCCTTCTGTATTTAATCGTGTTTGTATCATAATGGAAAGCTAACTGAGTATTTCTTGTTGGAAGGTCACCTAGACTTAGCACAGTGGTATTTGCAGATAGAGTAGCATCATCCGTAGGCTTAGGGTCAATAGTAACTACGTTTCCATTTCCAAAATATTGGTTTACAGTAGTGTATCTACCTCTAAGCCAAGAACGCATAACACCCTCTCTTCCACTAAGTCCTGCTAAATGTACTCCGTCAAGAAGGTCTGCATTAAGATTACCCACAACAGTATTACTTGCCACAATAAATGGAGCTGTACCGCTTGCTACGGTAGAAGTAAGCTGACCGCTCATTGTTATATTTCCTACGCCCGTCATATCTCCGCTAACATTAGCCGAACCGTCAAATGACTGCCCCCATAAAGTCCTTGGGGTTTGCAATTTTTTGGCAACCTCAGAAGAGTTCTGCAAGGGCGCAAATACAGGATTAACATAAGTGCTCCATGATGGTGCTTTTGTATCCGCCCTGTATAGTGTTATATTCGTATTAGCCCCTCCGTTTCGGTCATGGCTGTATAACAGATTGGCTTGTATTATGGAATAGTTACTTCCACCATAACAATACAGTTCTATATTTTTCTTTTCCGAATCATGATAGATACGTATGTTTGACGTATTGATGTTGTATGATGCTATCAATAGACCTTGTACATAGTCACCACCTCTAGTTCTGATAACCAAAATGCCGAATAAATCATCAAAGGCTGAGTGCAGCACAAAGCAAACATCTGTCATTGTTTCCGTATTACGTATTGAGTACGTAGCTATTCTACACCATGCAGGTTTAGTACCCCCTACCGTATATCCGTATTTTATAAGGGCGTTTGATGTGCCGAACGCATGGTATCCGTCCAACAAATCCGCGCTTAGATTATCTACGGTTGTATTGCTTGAAACTATCAAAGGTGATAACCCTGTGGCAACAGTTGACATGAATCTTGGTGCTCTTACATCATTTGGAGTGACACGTAAAACCAGCTTGTTGTTATGGTCTACTACACCAAACCCTGCACTTTCCGTACTGCTGCCTCTAAGGTTTCCTATATACCAGTAGGTGTCATACCAGTTGAACCTTAATCCGTTTCTTATAGAAGTAAGCCCACCATCATCGTTCTTGATAACTCCGTTATCTTTATAGATATTGGTAATATCACAATTTCCCACTCCCTTGAATACGATTGCGCCGGAAGTGGAAGCGGATGTAAGGGTTCCAGTCATAGTATCGCCAGCCTTTTTCACCCATCTACCGTCCAATACGGAAGTAGGGATATGACTTGCGTCTATGATTTTACTTGAATCAGCTTTTTTCAGTTCAGCCCACATAGCATCAGCGTCAAGTCCTCCCTGCCCAGCCATGTCATACAGTTTCTTTATCGTGTACGCATTAAACGTATTGTCAAGGTCTGAATCGGAGAAGGTTGTGCCGTCAGTAAGGTTTGCGAAGCTGTAAACGGTATTTACAACACCGCTACCACCACCGCTACCACCTGTTTTCACTCCAAGAGCAGATACCCAACCGTCCGAGTAGAATCCTACCGTATTTCCGTCTGTCCTATGTTTTACTCTCAGAGCCTTGTTTGCCGAATCGTAAACAAGTTGGGCATCTCCTATCTGTATATATTCGTTTGCTGTAAGTCGTGCTGCGGAAACGCCACCTGTGAATCCTGCCGAAACGCCATTGAGGTGTCCTTGTTTGTTTATTTGTATTACTCCTACATCTGACGTATCTCCATTAGGACGGAAATAAATCATACCCTCATTCCCATAGCTTGATATGACGGTATTGCCTGTCGTGTTACGGAAAACTGTATTTCCTCCATAAGACAGACCGATACCACTATTCATCAGAATATGCTTGGTGAAAGTTTTCTGCCCGGATATAGTCTGATTGGTAGTCAAGGTGACGGCATCAGTAATCCCGTACCCTGCCAGTGTGGTAGGATTATCACCGACTGTAACACGCCCGTAGGTGTCTACTGTAACTTTCGTATATGTACCAGCCTTCACCCCTGTGGTGGCTAGTGACAATGTGCGGTTTGCGGACAGGTTTCCACCTCCCGTAAGACCAGTTCCTGCGCTTATCGTTATGGTTTTGTCCGCTTTCAGTGCAAGAAGTTCGGCTAGGTTGTCGCTTTCCGTAAGACCGTCAAGGAATGCTTCAAGTTCCTTCCATTTGTTGATAATGTTATCGGCATCGCTTCCTTCTAGGAAGTTGTTCAGCTTATTGCTTAACTGTGTTACGGTATTGTTAAGCGTACCTAAGTCCTGTTGTCTTGCGAATATTTCCCCGAATACGGCAGTGATGGTTTTCCCGTCAGAACTAAGTGTCATGTCTGTTACGGCATTTCCACTTCCCGACTGGGTGATGTTCTTTATACCACCACCTTCCTTCGCCATTTTCCAAATCTCGTTTATCGTGTACGCATTAAACGTATTGTCAAGGTCTGAATCGGAGAAGGTTGTGCCGAGATTGGAAAAACCATATACGTTTTTCACAAGTCCGTCACCACCGCTTCCTCCGCTTCCTCCAGGAGATACCCCCAAAGCGGAAATCCATCCTCTGGTATAGAAGCCTATTTCCGTATTTCCGTCCGCGTGCTCAAATGTGACTGCCTTGTTTACGGAATCATATATAATCTTTATATCGCCAACCTGCAACGACTGTGTTTTTACCGTTCCGCTTATGTTGGCATCTACAGCATAAATATTCTCCCATCTCTTCGATTCAAGACCAAGTGTGGATGCGTTGTTCACGCTAGGAACTACATTTGCCGTAGACAACTGACCAGTAAATATCTTGCTTGCAGTAACTGTCTGTTCCGTATCAAGCGTTACAAATTTATTGTCAGGAAGATGGGATATGTGAATTTTCTTTGTCGGATCATCCTTTCCCAACTCCTGCCACAATTTGTCCGTATTCATTCCGCCTTCATTGGCTAGCTTCCATATCTCGTTGATGGTATATGCGTTGAATGTATTGCTAAGGTTGGAATCGTCAAACGTCTTACCTAAATCGGCAAATCCGTACACGGCCTTAATCAGTCCGCCTTCACCACCTCCCGGTTCTCCGCTACCACTCTGTGCGCCCAACGCTGATATCCATTGGTTTGTATAGAACGCTGACTTGCATCGTAACGCTTGGTTTACTTCATCCCATTCAAACCATCCGTTGAACTTCTGAAACGATGCAATAAGGTCATTAAGTAGCTGTTCAGAGAAAATATTTGTTCCGCTTCCCGTACCACTTCCACCTAATGTTACATTTGTCGTATTCTGTGTTGAAACGGTCTGATTCTCCTGTGCCAGCCGTTCATAGAAAGACAGTATCTTTCTTCTTGCAATGGTGCATGAATATGACGGGAACATATTTTCCTTGGAATATTTTATTTCCAACGATTGTATCTGCAACTGCATATCCACTATCTGACCATTATCTGACAGGTCGAACACGCCTATTCCATCATCCCTTACCTTTAGCATGTTTCCTTCTATGAAGTCAATGAAAAGGTTAGGATGCTCTGCGACAAATCCGCTAGATATGTCAAGTGAAACAGTCTTGTTCTCGTGGTCGTATCTTGACAGGTAGTCAAGAGCCGCCTTTTCAAGCGTGTTCTCAGCCATTGTCACATAAGATTCGGGCATGACGATATTCAGAATGACAAACTCCGTTCCTGCTGCAATTGAAGGAGATTTACCATCCGTATAAAGGGGAAGTTTGGCATTGTCGCTATCCGTTCTGTAGCATGATATTTTATATCGTGCCCCCTTATTAAACATGGCAACATCCTCTTCCGTTTCCCCCGTGTCACCGTTTACTTCACCGTAAAGAGGAATAATACCGTTTTTGTTTATCTTAAATTCCGTTCCCGTATAAGTTCCTGTACGCATACTGAACACCGCGTCCGTCACAGAAGCGTATTTGTAATAGAACCTGTCCTGTGAACCGTCCTGATTACCGAAATGTATGTTGCAGGTCATTTCCTCACTAAAGCCTATCTTACAGCTTCCGGCAGGAACATCGGAATCAAACGTGAACTCAACACGTATGGTGACTGTCGTATTCTGACCTTTTTCTATATATCCTACAAGAGCGGTCTTGTCGTAAGGTATTTCAAGCATACCAGTAGCACCTTCCTCTCCTATAACAACCTCTTTCAATGGAGAAGCCTGCCCCAATACACGGTTTATAACCATACGTAGGTTAATCTTCACCTTTTTCCCTACAGCATCACTTCCTATAGGTAATATACTGAAAAGCATCTTCCCGGAGAATGTGGCAGTAACCTTTACAGGCTGGTCATAATATGCCCTTGTACCATATATATCAAAACGCTCGAAATCCCTGTACTTGTCAAACATAGCATGGGGTTTGTACTGTGGCTGCACATTGTCGTTTATCTTGTCGGATGAATCACCGTCCTCATATACCTTGTACCCTAGGTTGAATCCGGGAGAGGTCATATAAATGAAGAAACTGTCACTATCATCACTCTTTATAGGAGTAGACCCGATAATCTTGTCTATCCGTGTAGATGCGCTAGCACCCTCACCTGCCACCTTTCCCGATTGAGGATCTGGTTCTCCATCCGCCTTGTATGTATCCCATTCTGGAAGTCCTGACGGGTACAGATCGCCAAGTTTTTTCCCTCTGATGGAAGGGTATATCCCACTGAACGTGTTTGATATGGTTTTTCCTCTCACACCATAGTTCTTCAATCCGTATTCGCTGTCAATATAATATCTTATATTCCCGTCAGAATCATTCGGAAGAAGGATGTACGGGCAATAGCGTGATTCATCGGCAGGCTTAGCGTCCTTCTTGTATTCAGGCGGAACGTTTCTGCTTCCACCTTGTGGTATGATTCGGGTTATGACAGGTGTACTTGTATCTACGGAAGAGGAAACTTTTACAGCACCTCCGCCATCTCCCTGCTTGAACGTCCAGTTCACAGACGGTCTAGCCTTATCTGTAATGGTTATTATTCCTCCATTGGCTGTCGTAGAGAAATAATAGTTTAGATAAAACTTGTCATAGAAGTTCTTCAATGCTTCAAACAGGTTGGTGCCATCGGTTATGTCAATCATATCTTCTGTGAGATCACCTTCCGCATCCACATTCAATGTCCATGTACCAATGCCTGTATATCCCACGTCCAATGAAGCATTGTAAGATTCTATATTTGCTTCTATACGTGCGGCAAGCTGTTTTGCATCACCCCAAAACTGGAACAGACCGCCATGTGTGTATCTTATCTTGTTTATTTCCCCACCTGTTCCGCTTACTATGTCAAGAAATGCCACATTCTGCAAAAGCACCTCCTTACCGTAAAACAGAAGGGAGTATTTGTATTTTCCTGCTTCGTTAAGATTATCTCCCGATGGGGCTTGGTACAGGATGAATGTATTACCGTTATATACGACTGTATCGTATTCCGATTCACTCTTTGAGTTGTATGCCTTGAACTCTATCGGAACAACGGAAACGACTTCACAAGTCAATTTTCTCACTTCCTGCAAAGACGGGCTGTATGAAAAATCAGCACTCTCCGTAATAACCCTATTTCCTCTTTTAATCTGTAAAATCATTGGTCTTTAAAGCGTTGGTTGGTCAATACTGAAATTTAACGAAAATGTATAGGCGGACACAAGTCGGTCCGGGTTCTGCAAGTCCTGAACGTCCTGATAACTCATCTTTGCGCCTGTTTCAAAACCCGTGCATCTTATCACCTGCTTTGCCGATTCTCCCCATACATCATTCCATATAGAGAAAGAGGATGAACCGTATGGCGTACCGGGAGTGGCAGGTATCACATTGGTTATATATGAATAGAACGAACGGATATTCGTCTTTACCGTTTCCACATCTCCCAAAGCGGCAAATGTTATGCTTCCTTCCGTTGGCTGGTAAACAGGCGTGACAGGTTCGTACACCTTCTGACCGTTCTTGTCATACCATTTTTCGGCATAGGCTTCCTTTCTTGTCGGCAAATCCCATAATCCTTTGCTTTCAAGTATATACAGCCTGTATGTGGCATACAAATCCTTTGCCGTATCGCTTCCTTTCTTTATAAAATATTTAGATATAGCCATTCGTGTACATTGTTTATTAGTGCAAAAATAACAAAAATAGTCTTAGAAACCATCTAGTTTTAAAAAATAATTTTCTATATTTGCATCACAATCGGTGCTTTGGATGAGTGGTTTAGTCAACGGTCTGCAAAACCGACAACAGCGGTTCGATTCCGCTAAGCACCTCAAGTGATTGGATTTTTTTTTGTTCATAATCAAACTGGAACGCCCTGCCAACTGTGAAGCTAGCAGGGCGTTTGTTTTAGTCAATTATAACTTTTATCGCATTTCCGCCTGACCTTGGGGCAATGGAAACGACACTCAGAAGTGCTGTCTTTATCGCCATAGTTGCGGCAAGCTGCTGGGTGAGAACCTCCAACTGTGACTGCTGTATGGCTGTCATGTTCGTTCCTCCCGTTCCTGCCGAACCACCATTTAACGATACCAACTGACGGAGAAGATCGCTTTGTACAACCATTTCGTATCTCATCCCGTTAAGATACCCCAACGCTTGATTAAATGTATTCTCGTCAACTCCTGCAATGGCATTGGACAGACCTTCCGCATTTTCCTCCGTTTCAGTAAGCATACCACCAAGGGCGTTGTTTATCTCATTGACCACACCTCCGGCTTCCGCAAAGGCTGATTCCAATGAACCCATTACATTTCCTAGTATTATAAGTTCATCCTTATCTATCTTGTTATCCGCAAACATACCACCTTTGCCGTCTGCTCCGAACAATGTGGTCTGTACCTGTTGCATTGCCTTTTCTATGTATTGTTGCTGTACCCAACTCTTAACAACATCTCTCATAACGTCTGCCACAGTGTCCTTATAAGCCTTTGCAGCATCCTCACCTTTCAGCCATGCTTCGACAAGAGCGTCACCTATCTGGCTAGCCCAGTCTTTCAAGTCAATGCTGTACAATTCGCTGGCAAGCGTTTCCGTATAATATCTTATCTCATACTCCAATTCTTTTATTGTCTGTTTGTAATCTTCTACTTTTTCTCTATCTGACTTTTTCTTATCTTCTTCGGCTGCTAGAATATCCTTTTGAATTTGCAACTGTTCTTTTAAGTTGGAAACCTGTTGGGATGTCACCTCATCAAGTCTTGCCGGGTCTATAATGTGCTCAAATTCCTTTTCAAGCATATTATATATATTGGTCAACTTCTTTGATTCAAATTCAAGATCTTCTATATGCTTTTGGAGCCTTTTGTCATGCTGTCTGTTAAACGTAGCGATAACATCAAGCGGCATGGATATTGCCGAGCCTATCGCACCTGCAAAATCACCGCTTTTGAATGAATCCCATGATTTCTTCACGCCTTCATTCATAACTCCCATAGCTTCCGAGAACTGGTTCATTTCTCGCATAAATCCGCTCTCGGTATCCTTACCCATAGAATCCATGAGGTTGGACACGGATGCTATTATCTGCTGCATGGCTTTTATGGCATTGTATATGTTGGTTATGATAAAGTCGATAAGATTTACCGTCTGCAAAGCGTTCTGTGCGGCAGCCATCATTCCTTTACCAGTCTTGACAGCTTCCTGTCCGCTCTTATATCTTGATTCGGCTTCCGACTTGGCACTCAAAGCGGCATTGGCGGCTTCTTCATCACCGTTCTTCATTGCGTCCTCGTATGCCTTGGAAGCATTTTCTATGTCAGCCATAGCCTGTTGCATATCATTCATGCCTGCCATCATCTTTGACTTTTCAGCATCATATCTCTTGTTGTACAGACCTTCAATACCATCTTTCATGTATGTTTGCAAGTCAGACTGATTGTTCTTCATCATCTTCTCTATCTGCTTGTCCACGCGTTCAAGTTCTTTCATGTACTCTCTTGCACTGATAGCACCCGATCTGAATGCACTATTAAGCATTTCCCTTGTCTTGTCAGCTACAGTATTTGCAGCTTCCATAGACATTGCTTCCACCGCACCGAAGAAGTTTTGATAGTCGGTAGTCAACTTAAACAAGTCCATCTCTTCGCTTTTCTGCAATGCGGAAGTTAATGAAGTGTTGCCCATACCCTTTGCCGTTTCAATTCTTTTTCGGTAATTCTCCCTGATAATATCAACCTGTGTATAGTAGTCACCATATTTTTCAAGGTCATTAGCATATTGCTTTGCCATCTCACCAAAGTAGCCTTTCCATGCGTCAATCATTCTTTGTATAACCTCTTTCTGATCTTCTCCGATATTCTTATTCCCCTTAATGGCTTCCTGTATCTGATTGATATACTGGTTCATTGAGGTGAATGAAGATGTGTCTGGTACGACAGAAACACCAAGGTCAAGATTCATTCCTGCCAATGCGGATTGCAGATTGTTGTATATCCCTGCCGCAAAACTTTCAGCCATAGTAGATGTATCACCACTGAACTGAACGGCAAGGTCTAAGGCAAGTTCGGAATCACCCGTTATTCCAAGTATGTCACTGTAAAAGTCATACTTGTTCCTGTATCTGTCAAACTCATCCGTAATTCTTTTCATCACCTTCTTGGCTGCTTCAACATAAATTTCAGAGGACAATTCGGCAGCTTTCCTTGCGTTCTTGACCGCATCCTGTGGAACACGTGTTTCCAATTCCTTTGCAGCCTTGTTGTAATTGTCAACAATAGCCTGTTTGTCATATACAATATCCACGCCAAGTTTTAACGCCTGTGAACCGTATATGGCTTCAATCTGCTTTTTGGCTTCTTCCTTACCTATGTTAATGCTCAAATCCTTGAACTTGGAATAGGCGGATTCAAGCAATGACAACCTGTTTTTCCAAAGGTCAGCAAGAGGATCTCTTTTTTTTCCTTCCTTCTTCTGCTTTTCCAGTTCAAGGTTGAATTGTTTTGCTGTTCCCGTAGCCTTTGACATCGCTTCGTTGGCAGCGTTAATCTCATATACCGTCTGTTGTACTTGCTCGGCTTCATAAGGGCTTACAATTCCTGTAATTTGATACTCATCTCCAAGTTTCTTGACCTTTCCTTGGCTAACATACATATCAATGGTGCGCTGTAAATTTTCTATTGAACTTTTGGCGTCCTTATATTCCTGTTTTACCGATTTAAAGTAATCCTCCATAGATTTCACATCGGCAGCCTTTATAGCAATAGTCCATTTATGCCCTGTAATTTCGTCAAGAGATTTTTTCCATCCCGTCAATCCTTCTTGTGCTTCCTTATCGTCAAGTTCTATTTTAACAGCATATTTTTTGTCAATAAATTCATTAAACAATTTTTTAGCATTCTCCCCAAGTTCGCTAGTTGTGGCAAAATTTTCAGATTGAATCCTTATAAAGTCCTTTTGAGCATCATTTAATTTATTTACATCAATACCTACAAATACTTTTTTCAGTTCTTTCTCAAGACTGTTTGCAAAAACATTAAATGATTTTTCAAGTTCTTCAGTTTCGCCCATTATGCCCATCCTCAATTTCTCATACTCCTTCAACAATTCCTCACTGTCAAAATGGGTTTTGTTCTTGAATATTTCAAATGTCCGTGCATCTCCTGACGTTTCAGCCAAAGAACGTATCTTCTCTACAATAGTAGCCGCCGAAGCCCCTTTGTTTATCAGTTCGGTAAGTTCGTTTCTCCATTCCTTAGTACCCTTACCCATATTTATAATCTCCTTGGATGCCTGTACTATCTGCCCACGAAACTCTTCTATATCCTTACTTGCCGAAGTGAGTTTTACAGACGATTTCTCGTAATCTTTAAGCATATCAGAGAATGAATCGCCAAATACTCCCGTAGATGTTGCCTTATCCGCCTTGAACATTATATCCGCATTTTCAGCAGCACGTTTATAAACCTGCTCTAGTTCCGATGCTGACTTTTGCAGATATTCCACACGAGATCTCTGATCATCTATTTTCTTACTGTTTTGTACTATATATTGCCCCATATTGCCATATTTAGACAATATTCCAGTCAGTGTTTCTTCATACGTCTGCAACTGTTTCGTGTCAAGCTGTTCAAGGTTTTCCGGGGTGAGTTTGTCGAAGTTTATCTTGTCAAGGTCTTTTTGCAAGTCACTGTATGATTCGCGGAAAGACTTTGCACTGTCTTTTATCTTCTGGTTGAACTCTTCCGAACGTGCAGACATCACATGAAACGCTTCCGCTACAAGACCTGCAACGGTAAGTATTGTCATAAGCGGATTAGCCTTTATCGTAAGCCACAATGTTTTCAATGAATTTGTCAATCCGAATGTTGCCAGTTTGAATCTGTTCATCAACATTGTCGTTTTTGTCATAGACAACATTCTTGCAGCTTCCGCACCTGTCAGTTTAAGTTCTGTTACAAGAAGGTGACGTTCAGCCTGTGTCAACATATTGGTGGCAAGAATACGTTTAGCCATCTCTGCCGACATCTTTCCCGAATTAACGGCAGCAGCTATCTCTACGGCAGACAGCTTGGATGCTGTCGCTATCTTCCATCTCTCGGCAGTAGTGAGCGTTCTGTACATCGCAGCCTGTTTAAGCAACTGTGCTTCCCGTAATTTCTCAGCCTTAATTGCATTAGTTGTTGCGACAACTTCTTTCCCTAGCATGGCTGTTCTAGCTAGCTGTAATCCCTTTAATGCGGCATATCCTACAGCAACGCCCTCTATTGCTTTAGAGAAATATCTCCAGTTGTTCATTGCATCGGTTATGCTTCCCACAATTCCTTTCAGAACGGAATCATTCGCCTCGCCTATGTCATTCATCATAATCTTGTATGAATCGGCAAGGTTACTTACCATACCTTTCAAAGATGCGGCTTGTATTTCCTGCATCTTGTAGAACATACCACCATCTTCCGTCATTGTGGTAAACATCTCGCGAATATACTCGAAAGGAATCTGACGTGTTGATATGGCGTTGAACACATCATCAGTAGTTTGGGCTACACCTCTTACTTCTTCCAGTTTTTTTCTCAATGCGTCCAATGCAGGAATACCGGCCTCTGTCAATTGACGTAATTCCTGCCCTCTCAATACACCTGCGCTTCTTATCTGGCCATAGGCAAGAATGATACGTCCCATATCAACGCCAAGACCTGCGGAAACGTCCGCAAGGCTTTTCATGGTACCATACAATTCGTTGACAGGTATCTGGAATGCAGCAAGCTGTTTGGTATATCCAACCAAATCACTGAACTGAAAAGGAGATATTACAGCAAGACCCTTAATCTGACTGAATATCTGGTCAGCCCGTCTTGCATCCTGTATGATGGCACGCAATGACACTTGTTGTAACTCGAACTCTCCACGAATGGCAACAAGTTCCTGAAACATATCTCTGAAAAAGTAGAATCCGGCATAAGTCTTTATCGTATTGACAAACTCACGCATCATTCTGCTCTGCTTTGTCAGTTCCTCGGAAAACTCTTTTGAACTTGCAGCATTTTTCTGATTGGTCTGCTGCATCTTTGTTCCATAGGATGTAGCTTCGTTTACAAACTTGTTGTGTTCCTGTATCTTCCTGTTGAGAAGAGTAAGGGTACGGTTATAGTTTGCGTCAGTCGTATTAAGCGCATTACGCCTGTTCGTTAATTCAGAAATAAGATTGTTAGCCTGATTGATAGACGTAGGATTGATGCTCAACAATTCATTCGTTGATGTTTTTCTTAAAGATGATTGCAACTTCTCCAATCTGCCTTGCAATTTCTGAATAAGAGCGTCAGCCTTTGTTATCTGATTGCTGTTCAAAGGAATATCAACCTTAAATTTATTCAATAGTTCAAGGCGTTTTTGTATGGCAGCAATTTTCTTGTTCAAGTCCTCAGCACTTCCCTCCGGCATACCAAGGGCAAGTCCAGACTGACCAGAAAGGTATTGTAGATACTTCTGATTGGTCTGCTGCATCTTTTTATTCGCCTGTTCCTGCTTTGATGCTTGTCTATCCATCTCCTTTGTCCGTGCAATCTCCATCTCGTATTGCTGGCGTAGAAGATTAAGTTCTCTCTCATCGGAAATGGACAATTTGGGCGCACTGTTAGCAGTAAGGGAATATGCCGTTTTCAATCTGTTCAATTCAGCCACAAGATCATCTATCGCTTTCTTCTGACTTTCAAGATTGGCTTTTCTTGTAGCCATCCCCTTATCTCCGCCTGCATTTCCTAAGTTACGGTAAGTCTTTTCCAGTTTGTCATACTCTCTTGTCGCTTCGACAATCTTGTTTGACAATTCTTCCATCTGAACAAGTATATCCATTTTCTTGTTCGACTTTCCTTTTCCTACCTTGGATGCGTTTTCATTCGCTTTATTTATCTTTTCTACAACTTCGCTAAGTTCGTCATTCATTTTGCCTATATCGGTCAACATAGGCTTGAAGGACATCTCCTGGTTAAAGGTGTCCTGCAACTTCTTCTGTATATCCTTTATCTGTTTGTCAAGACCGGAATCATCTAGCCCAATCTTAAACTTTAATGCTCCTAAATCAACATCAGCCATAGTTATTGTTTTTTAATTATTGCAAAAATAGCAAAAATAAGCACAAGAGCATGATTTACAACAAACAAAAATCCATTAGTATTTTTTAACATATTAAAAATTGTGGATAAAAACGATTATGTTATCTTTGCAATAAAATAATTTTTTAACTATGGCTGTAGAAGAAAACAAAGTAACACTCGTTGGCGTAAATTCAGCCAGCGTAACATTCAGCAATGAAGCTAATGTGGGAAAACAATACAAGGTGAACGCGAATGTAAATGTATCAAACGGTAAAACAATTGATTCATTTGATGGCGGAGAGGTGAAATCGCTTGAATCAGAGAACCAACTCGCCACATTCTATTTCAATCAGAACGGTGGTATAGCAATCAACTACAATGACCACCCTGAACTGGATACCCAAATCGCTATCATTACTATCATCAACTCTTTCGTAACCGATGTGACAAAATATATCAATACGAAAGGCATCTCATCAGTTTCAATCTAAAAAAAGCAATAAAAAATGACAAACCAAGAAATGTTTTTAAAGAGATTAACTCTCTTGAATATTCCCTTATCGCTAGAAGGAAAAGAACTTCCATCAGAACTGAAAGCAAAAATCATGCTTATGCGTGTCGCTTACGACAAAGCTGCAAAAGCATTCGATGATGATATGCAACAGGTTCTTAAAGAAATAAAGAAGGAAGGATATGACGAGCGCGCACAGAAAATCAATCACATGAGAGAGATTGACGGAAAGGAAGATGCGACAAAAGAGGAAAAGAAAGAAGCGGATGAAATCAGAAAGACAGAAGAAGATTTCAACAAGGAAACAGAAGAGTTGAACAAGGCATACTCCGAAGCATACCAAGAGAAAATGAAAGAGGAATGTGATATGAAGCCTAGAAAATTCGCTTTTGAAGGATTCGCTAAAATCATTGAACTTATTGGTACTGACGGTGCAATTAAAGTGAAATGGAACTCTCCCGAAGCATTGGAAATACCGAAGGAGGAATTTATCTCGCTTATCGCAACAAACTTAGTAGATAACCTCGAATAATATATAAGATATTAAAGTTTACTGTATATTTTATATATGCTTCATTTGGAGTCAGGTTATTAGCCTAAGCACTTTGAGTGCTACGTTGGATGAGAATGATATATAGTTACCTACGGATGTTTACCCAAGTCTGTAGCTCTAAGTTAAGTGGTTAAAAGGAGTAGCGTATTCGGTGAAACGGTGCTGCTTATGAAAACCTCATCCAACATTGGCGATGGGTATTTAACGGGAGTAATCCCGACTTATGTTGAATAAACATTAATTTAAAAGACAATGGAAGCAACAAGAAAGATGTTTCTTATAAGAAATTGAAATATATTTCATATGGGTTGATTGATGTGACGAATAAATGAATTTCAGATTTATAATATGATTTAATGTTTTTAACAATAAAACGCACATGAATAAGCCGTTTTCTATATTGCTATTTTTTTTGTTACTGTCGTGTTCTTGTTCACGCAAGCTACTTCCATCTTCGACAAATACAACTATAGTAGACCATAACACGACAGTAACGGAAAGAGTAGTATGGCAATCAAAAATAATAACTCTTCCAACAGAACACATACAACATACAACATTTGAAGATAGTTCACACTTGGAAACATCATTAGCCGTATCAGACGCTAAAATAATGTCGGATGGCAGGCTTTTTCATAGTTTGAAAAACAAGAAAGACTTTCTACAAGACAGTATTCCATCTTTGGAAAAAGAAACGGTAGTGACGAAAGATTCGATAATAACCGTGGAGAAAATTGTAGAAGTAAAGGTAGAAAAAGAATTGTCTAAATGGCAAAAAATACTGATCAATCTTGGATACATAGGTATCGGTTTCATATTGTTTTCAGGTTACAAAATAGCCCGAAAGTTCGTGTAACTTTCGGGCTTATTTTATTTATCTACTAAACTAGGTGCTGGACCACTATCCTTTTTCATCCGAATAATCACAGGATCGGTAATATTGTGATAATACCCGTCTGTATGCTTATACACGATAGATAATTATATACAGTTAATTATACACTTATATAAATACCTAACAATTTTTGTTTCTACATATCGCTGGATTTTATGAATATAGCTCTCATACTTAAATTTGTCCATTGATTTTGCCCAGATTGTTGTGCTTGTAAATTAACACGAACCATTTTAGATGTACCTGTAACAAAATCTTCAAAGGCAGATCCAACGGTTACATAAACAGTCTTAGTTTCTTCACCAGAAAGTATTATGTCTGATGTCATAGGATTCATATCTATTCCTGTAACAAACTCAGCATTATAATATCTAGATACAGAATCGCTTCCACCTGAATTAAGAGTACCGTTAACTTCTATACGAAATCTATATTGTTTGGTTATGTTAGTATTCCCCTCTCTTTTATTAGTAACCGTAAACTTAAATAAAATATTTGAATATTTAGTATAGATATCAAACGGGTTACTAGGATTTATGCCAGCAGTAAGATCATGCCAATTCATTTGACCATAATATGCAATACCGTTAAGAAGAGCAGATATTAAAGGTTCATTTACTATTCTAAATATCATAACAGGATAATTGTCATTATCCCAAGGAATAGGAACGCTCATAGGATATGATTCATCTCGTAGGTAAAAAAGTGCATAAATATTTCTCCCAATATCAGATTCAGAAAATCTAAATTCTATTTGAGTACCCATTCCTCCGTTTTCAATAGGCGTACTAGCCAAAATAGTTCTTATAACAGCAGGAACAGGCATAGTAGTAAGCGGATTTTGATAATACAAATCAACAGCTAATTTAAGTTTAGAAACTGTATGGCTTAACGCATAATCCAAATCACTAAGGACTATACTATTGTCTGAAACTTTCGTATAACGTACTTGATATAAATATACCGTCTGAGCTTGATAATTTACTGTAACAACATCATCTTTAATTACGCGCGTCCTTAAAAACGTTTCCGCATTATGATAATACCCATCAAAATCCAATAGCCTAAATGGTTCGCTATTTCCACCTCTTGGAGGCTCATATTCATAAGATGTATTATTTTTGTAACTAGACAATACATCCCCATTGACATTTACGTTCAACCCGCAATTAGCATTATTATCACCTTTCCACCAAGTATCTAATTTTAAGTTTATAGCCATATCAGCATATCTTACAGGCTTTTTCTTACTCCATTTATTTATTTTCCCATGCGTATTTGCGCACGCATACCCTAATTCATAGCCATTGCTAGTAGGACCGATGCCTAAGGTAGGATATACATCACTATCCAATCCGACAGGTGCGGTGATTTTACCGTTAGAGTGACCCATAGACTACACCTCCACAAATTTATTGCAGACGATATTGCCGCCCATTGTCAAACTACCCGTCACACGTACATCACCATCAATAATGACAGCTTGTGACAAATCAAACTCTTCTGGTACCTCACTACCATCTAAGGCTATTATCTCATAAAGCCCCTCTGTCGGGCTAAAGCCCCTCTGTGCTCCCTCGCTTCGCTTCGGTCGCACACCAAATTTCCGTTTACAAACAAACTAATCTTCATAAATTTACTTGCATTCTCTTTTCAATTAATATACTTTTTCTTTTATCTACCAACCGCAAATACTTGCAATTGATAGAACCTTTATTCACTTTTGTACCGTCCAATTTCCTAATATCAAAGAAACCACTATCTCTTCTTCCAAATATGTAATACAAATCCTTTTGGTATTCAACCAAATCAAACAACCTAAAACCTTTCACTAAGAATGGTGCTTGATTGAGTTTTTTCCTGCCACCTTTCAAGAAATTAGCTTTGTGTATTTGTCTATTTTGGCATCTTACTTTCTTTTGATAGAAATAATATCCAAGAGGTTTGGCAGTAGGATTACCACTGATACACCTTGCATCAACATAATGCTCTTTAGGAAGATTGTTAGTGATACGGGCATTTTTCGTGATATAGCCAAAAGTCATACTTACATTAGGATAGATATTCTTTAGCCTATCATAGAAACCCCATCTCATAATCCCCATAAAGACAGCATCTCTAAATGACTTTCCACGCTTTATATTTAATTTAAACTCACCTCTATGATATGCCTTATGGCAAGTTTCGCAAAGGGTAATCAAGTTGTTTGGGCTATCACCTCCAGTCTTTCTGCTCTCTATGTGATGCACATTCAAAACTTTATCTTTACTCTTACCCTTACAATGTTGGCAAATATGATTATCTCTAAATAGTACGTATTCACGCACATTGAAGAAATCAAGTTGTTCTCCTTGCTGGTATTCACTGCCAGATATACTTGGATTATTAATCTTCTGTATATCAAAGGAAGCCGTTTCAACTACGATATTAGTTATCGGTAGGAACTTATGTATTTTCTCAACAACAGTCAAATGAGTTTGGATTTTGTTTTCAACAGATGGTGCCAGCCAACCTTTACGCTTGGAAGATACCCTATTATTGAAACGAGCCTTGCGATAACGAAGCCTACTCCTACGAGTTCTTCTTTGTTCCCTACGAGTAGATAACTTATCCACAATATCGTTTCTCAATTCCACATCTGCTGCATACATTTCCTTCTCACTTGTTGTTGCTGAAATGCCGATATGCTTGCTACCAGCATCTACACCCAAACTTACGGGCTGCGTATAATCTGTTGTGTCATAATCCAATTGAATTGTGAACGGAATACGGCACACAACATGGGCTAGACTGTTTTTTAACAGCCTTCTAACCTTACCAAACCTTTCGGTTGGCATAAGTGCCTGTCCTTGTTTGTTAATTACGTAAACCATTTTTACTATAAGTCGGATTTCTCCGTTAAATGCTCATCGACAATGTTATGGAGAGGTTTACCGTCAGTAACACTATTCCTACCCCACAGAATTGTTTAATCACTGACCTTAGAGCAAGTGGCTTGAGCAAGCACCCCTTGGTAACTATATATTCTCTCCTAACGTAGCACCCGAAGTGCTTAGTCTAATCAACACCTACAGTTATTTAGCCTGTGGGTAGTTAATGTTTATTGTTTTTTAAATATTTCGCAACACTATCCATTACACACTCAACACACCAACCTAAAAGGTATGCAAAGTGCTCATCCTGCCCATTTTCATATCCCATAGAAATATCACAATACCCAAATACATTACAAACATAATGAACAGATTCATGAGCAACAGTTCTCACCCCTATACCATCGTTGGATAAACAAATAAGTACACCTAAATGGTTTGTACTTTTTTCCCTTACAAAAATAGTCATGCCATTACAGCTCTTAATTTCATCTTTGGATGTATCTATCGGGTCATGATTAAGTTTGGTGAATTTTCTATATATTTTTCCCCATTGATCATCCCCCACTGCAACATACAGTTTAAGGGGATATATTTTAGGATCGTATTTTGTTATCATCGCAAAATGTCTTTTAGTAATATATCGGGATGCTCTTCTTTAGGTTTAGATTCTTTGAATCTATATATAAAGCCACTTGCATCCTTGTTAGCTTCCTCATATAAATCTTCTGTAAGAGAAGCCTTATACAACTTAACTTTCTCTTCAAAATGATAATCAAGTTTAGGCTGGTCCATTATTACTGCCTGTATATAACTCCATGAATATTTCCATAGCAAAGCCCAGTCCTTAATTATCATCAATCCTCCGAATAGCCTTAAATCTCCTCTGAATTGGGGGAAATCTTTTTGGATAGATCCTCGTGAGCCGATTTTGCATCGAGAGATAATTTCATGGCATCCTTCTTGCTTAGTGTCGCTGTCGTATCTATCAAGAACGCTAAACGGATTGTATTTGTAAAAAAATCACTTACATTAGCCCCCTCCACGATGGCTTCTATCAACGGAGTTAGTTCCTTATGGTCATAGTGCCTGCTTAACCACCAAGCGTATATACGTCTTGCAAAAGGAATTATCTCAAAAAACCAATAGTTGTTCAACACTCCTGCCGCTGCAACTTTGTACGGAATAGACGCATCATTTTTCATAATTGCAATCATTTCCTTTTTCGCTGTATCGGGGTTGATAATATCACGTATCAACAGCTTGTCTACAATATAATCGTATGCACCCAGTCTAAGACCACGCACCTTGAATTTCTTATTGCCAACCATAACCTCTTTGTATTTATGAGTGGCAAACTTCTGCATCTTTATCTGATCATCTAAGTCAGGTTGTTTCCAGTTGAATATTCCCATTTTTCTTAAACTAACTTGAACGGTTTAATCATTAATTTTCCTTTCACATCTACCTTTGATATGTTCTTTGGAGTATTTGTATAAACGAACACCCTTGTATATTTAGACGATACAATATCAAGTTTGGCATCGTCAATCAAAGAAACATGAACTATGCTGTTATCAAGCGCAACAAGACTTACACGGCTGTTATCCTTGACATACATTTCTCCTATACCGAAATTGACAAATGTGACAACACAATCACACGAGCCGTTAAAAATAGACCATTTAGGATTGCTTATGAAAAGGTTGGTATCATCCACGAAAATATTAAACTTCTCCCTAACTCCTGCAAATTCCTTCTTGATTATTTCATTTGACGGGTATCTGTTTAATAGACAAAAATCAATGCCTCTGATATACTTTTCACATAATTCATATTTATCAGGTTCACCCCATCCATTTGTCCACTCTTTACACAGTCCAAGGCTTATAGCCTTTTGCTTCAATTTTTCAGATAATTCCTTATCATTCATTATGTTTCTTTTTATGGCAAAAATACAATAAAAGTTAATACCAATAAAAAAGTAACAGTTAAAAAACAATAAAAGCCGGACAGAAATGCCCGGCTAATTTATAACTCATCTGTATCAACCAATAGAACTTGAATTGTCAAGTTCGAGAACCATCATGGTTTTCAGATACTGAGTATTAACTTCCAATGCTGTTACAGTAACGGAGAAACCAAGGTATCCTGCGTTACTTGGAGCACCTGTGAAGCTGACAGCCCATGATGCCTTCGGGAAGAAGATCATACGGTCACCAGTACCGTTGATAATACCGATAGGACGTACAAACTGCTTGAATGAGCTTGCACCAAACGCTTTCAGTTTCTGAGAAGCTCCCTTGCCGAAAACATCCGCAGTGTCAGTCAAACTATCCAATTCCAACTCAGCCTTTGCTTCATTTCCTTGCGTAAAGAAAGCGAAAGCAGCTTTTGATGTAGACATACCTGTAAAGGTAAATGCCATAGTACCCGGTGTGATATTTTGGAATACGGTAGCACCCTGTTCGTTCTTTGTTTCAGAAGTGTCAGCATCAGTACCAGCAGATTCCGTAGTACCAGACTCAATATTTGGAAGAATCTTCGGATTCCTAAAACTTGAATATTGAGTACTATCGGTGATTTCAATCGCATCAAATGTCAAAGCAGCCGACTGCCCGTTCAAGTAAGCAGGGCTAGTGTCTAAATTTACTCGTGCCATTCTATTTTCTGTATTTAAAAAATTATTACTAATTGATGAAAACGTATCTGCCGATGCGCCTCCACTGTTTTTTCTCACGTTTTTCATGCGGCTAATCCTTTGAAATATCAACATTCAACAGGACGGACATATAATAGAACCCAACCCCGTCAAACATCGGTGGTAAAACATTAAATATCTCGAAATGAAGCTGCACAGTCTTTTGCGGGAACAGTTCTACCATTTTCTCACTCAACGCATCCATGACAGACGGATATACGTTCCCGGGCAATGCCCTTACAAACAGAGTAACCGTAGCCATTGTTTCGCCTTTCCCGAAGTGACCGTAAGGGCCGCTCTCGGTATTGCTGACAATTCTTGTATTGTTGTTTACGACAATAAAACTAGTTACCTTATCATCAACACTTGCAGGACGCTGCACCTTATATACATCGTCAGCAATCTTCTTGTCCAATACAATATTGTACAAGGTGGTATTTATTGTTGAAGGATTAAAGTAGCCCATAACTTCACTTAAAATATTTGTTTAACATATTAGCTGCAATTTTCTTAAAAACCACAGTATATTTCCCTCCTTTTAAATCTGTCTTTGTTTTAAGCCAAGAATCCGTAAGGACATTTAGTAAATGGTAATTCTCTACATACTTTGCATAAAACATGACAGCAGCAACAACTAGTTCATATTTATCTGAGCCATCGGATTTGTAACTGTTGAAGAAATCTTCGGCAAGTTCACGCCCCCAATACTCTACATTGTTACGTTTCCTAGGCTCATTTGCAACTTTCGTTGCATTTGCCCACACAATCTTCTTTAGGACCCCATCTTTGTAAATGCCACATCCATAACTATCTTCAAGATTGAAAGTTTGGTTGGTAAAGCCCTCCAAGTCTTTTATATCATCCATGATATTCGTAGCAATATACTCCATGAACTGCATGATAGAAGCATCCAAGGCAAGCTGGACATTACTACCAAACTCTTTCAATACTTTATCGTTGTTATTTGCCTGCATTTTTTGTACTTGTTTTTCTTGTTACTGGTTTACTCAGTTTCTCAATCTGCTTTTTTAGCAAATCTCGATCATCTTTAGCGCATTTCAGTTCTGTTTTAATATCATTCAGTTCATTGTAAAGCTCCTGTATCTTCTGATAAGCATTGTGGAGAGATTGCTGATAACTCAAAATTTCCTCTTGCGCCTTCTTCAACTGATCACCCTGAATAGCAAACCCCTTTTCAAGATTGTTCAAGGTAGAAGAATCAATTTCAGTTTCCATCTTTTCCTTCTTCTGCTTAAACATTAACATTGAAGTTAGAAGGGTTATGCCATTAGTACCCAACAAAGCAAGTATTATTTCCGTCCAATTGATTGTCATAGTATTCTAGTTTTCTATTTGGTTAAAGTATATTACCGTACCAAATTCCATATTGTTAAATGGAGGTTTCTTTATCTCACGCCAGCTATTACTGTTGTCCGAAAACGGATGGTTGAAATTCTGCCAATCCAACAGACACCCGGAAGGTATGGTTACATCGTTATCTTCTAGGTAGGCGGCATATTCGGATTTGTCAACATCATTCGTTTCCGAACCTGTATCCTTTTCCTGTATGTTTGCCCTTCCTTCGTATATCATCTCCCAATACGGGGTGGTCTGATATTTATCCGAACTGTTCTTGTTCTGATAAATTCTCACCATATCAGGAAACATATCCTCACCTAAAATACTCTTTCCCATACTACCATCTTAATCTAGTTATTTCAACATCAGTTCCAACATCCAAATTCAAACCCCATTTGGCGTATAAATCCTTTGCGCGTTGCTCCAATCTTTTCTTGTCATTGATAGAAATAGTCTTGCTTGTGTCGGTAATAGACCAGTTTCCGGCTTTCTTTGTCTTTCCCTGTATCGTTGAAGGGGCAGTACAAACAATGAGCAACAAATCAGCATAAGCCAAATCCTTCTTCATCTCAGACGTTTCACGGCTATCATCAGACAAACGGAATCCCCATTTCTGGGCAACACTGATATACGATGTGTTTTTCAACTCATAGTCAATCTGTGCTTTCAGATATTCACGCATAGACATATAGAAATATGCTTCCACCTTCATGTTACCCTTTGCTGTTATCTGAGGGGTAACTTGAATAGTGAACGGATTATCCGAAACTTTCAGTCTATCCTCCGGCTTCAATGTTTCATTGTCGGCAATAAGCCAGTATCCGAACTCTACACTTTCTTCGGGAATAGCTTGGAGCGTGAGAGTATCTCCAATGAAATACTCCCCTGCGCCCTTTACTGTGCCTTCGCCATTTATATCAATAAAGACCTTCATGGTTCAACTTTTTACAATCCCGTATTTGACTGTTCGTCAACCTTCATGATGATAAGGTTGTTCGGATTCTTCATCACAGGACACGCCCACAATTCACCTGAACTCTTCTCAGCATACGGTTCAGAAGAATACTGATGCAAGAACGCGATACGTCCGCCTTCCAAAGAAGAAATACGTACAGCCGGGTTGGTATCCTGTAAATACATTGACGGTGAGTTCTTGATACGGAAGAACTGACCGCTCTGAACAAGAACAACGGTGTTCTTTTCAAAAGACGGTTTGGCTTCCTCAATCACACCAAGTTTGTTCCATTTTGATTTTTCATCAACAGGAATAATCACAGGAATAGAGAACACCTTCATCAGCACATCAACAATCTCCTGATTGTTCATAGGATAGATTGTAGTAGATGCTGCGGCAGGAACAAGACGAGCCTGTACTGCTGCTGTCACTTTCGGGTGCATCAGGAAGTTGTCATACAAATCCTTGGACATTTCAAAGTGATCGTATGGAACACCATCATTGTCGGCAATCTTACACATTCTTTGAAGGTCTTTAATAGGATCTGCATTCTCGTTCGGTGTCCAGTCTGTATCGCTAAACCATTTCTGTTTCAACGCTTTCAACTTGTGTTTTGCAGGAACACGATAGTCAATCTGAACAGGGATTGAGTTGGTACCACTAGCTGTATAGTTAAGCATACCTGTAGAAAGAGCCTGATAAGTCATGCAGTTCAACTCGGTATGGAAACCTTGGATACACGCTTCCATCTTTGTGTACCATTTCTCACGGATCTTGTCAAGCAATGCGCCTTGCGGAATGTCAAGTTCATAGAACTCCTGAATATCGGTTTCCATAAACTGAATGGCGTGACCCATCTTCGGAATACGGCCAGAATACCATTCAAATCCCGTAGTATCCATGATAGGCTTTTCAGCCAAAGGAGCCAGCATTACAGGACGGGTAGCCTGTGTGTATTCGTCAACCATGACATTCCATGATTTACTCATCTGAGGAACATCCCAATCTCCGTAGCTTCTCCAGTTTTCGTTATCAAATTTCTGATTGGCATAATCCATAAGTTCCTGCATCTCCCCGGAGAAATGCCAATCATAGAAACTAAATGTCGATCTTTGCATAAAACAAAAAATTTAATTAGTTATACAATGTGTAACGGAAAACGCAAGGATATGATTCATCATCCTTCATCGCCTTTTTGATTGCCGAAGCTACGGGCGGAATGCGTTTTTCCAAAATCTCACTTGTCACCATCCATGCACCGTTGAAAGGATAGAGAGTGGCACCGGGAATGGTGTCAACATCATAAGGCAGGATAGCATTGGGAATAACCTTGATTTTTGCGCTAGCACCAGCCTGTGTAACTTCAACCAAAATATCGGTCAATTCCAATTTACCTGCATCCGCGGACAATGTAAGGATGTCATATTCGTCATGAGACGAATCAATAGCGTTAATGGTATAACCAGTTGTAGTACCTGCGGCAGTAGTAGGTGCTTTACCGACAACCATGCCAACCTTGGCAACTGTATTACCCATGATTTTTTCAACTTTTACCGTAGCACCAGAATCCGATTTCTCGTACATTCTGAATGAATAGTGAATGTCACCGCCATTCTGCTTTGAGGAATCACATTTAATCATGGTACCAGCCGGAAGTTTGTTCCCAACTGTAGGCATACGTTCTACTGAAACGTTACATCCTACCAACAGTACGTGCAAAGACGTATCATTAGAAAAGATATGTCTTGCGCCACCAATCTTACTATAACTTGTTGCAAGAACTCCTGCTTTCATAATTAAAAAAACTATTTGTTAATTTTACTGTAATATCGGCTGACAATGTTGTTTTCCTTGTTAGCCTTATCTTCTTCTCTCTTTCTATCTATGAATGACTTTACATCGCTAGAACCACCCTTGTCAGAGATGAAAGGATTAATGCCATCCTTTGTGTATTTAGTACACGTTTCATTGTACTTTCCCTGTATTTTCAGAAGAATGCTTGTATCTTCCTCTTCGGGCGAAATCTGAATGTTCTCAAAAATGATGTTGCGCAACAACTCGTTAGGCATACCCGCTTCCGGGCGTTTAATCAAATCAGACAGCTTCTTGCGCTTTTCAGTTACAATCTGCTTCTGCTTTTCCTCCTGCTCTTTAGCTTCAAACTCTTTCTTGAACTTTTCAAACTCTTCAAGTTTAGCCTTGACATCATCGGGCAACTCAAACGATTTCTGTTCGGATGATTGTTGTTGTTGTTGTGATTGTTGTTGTTGTGACGAATGTGATTTTTCCCATTCCTTTTTCAAGTTGGATATCTCCTGTTCCTTGATTGTATCCCACTCTTTGCGCTTATCAGACGCAAACGCTCTTACCTGACCTGCCACAGTGTTCTTTAAATGATTCACAACACTTTCATTCCAGAACTTTTCCGCATTTTCCTGCGGTGCGAACGCTGAGAACTCATTGATTGTCTGTTCGATTGTACGATCTGTAATAACGGAGCTACTTTCTCCCAACGCATTCTTGATACCTTCAAAAATGACTTTTACATTTTCATCCATAATACTATTTATTTTTTTATGTGATTCATGCACAAGACCTTTGCGCACAGTAAGTACCTCTTACCGATGCAAATGTAGTTAAAAAATGTGTATAAGCAAAAAAATATTAAAAAAAATATTATATTTGCGGAATACATAGAAAACGATGGAAGAAATTGACTTAAAATACCGAGGATTAAAGACTAAGGATGTTGTCAAATCGCTGAAACGATATGGCAAAAGGGGAATCATACCATATAAAAGCCTTGATTTCGTCCAAAGATATATAGAGGACAGAAGAAGCAAGGGATACAAGGTAAATATGCTTGCCCCACAGAAAGGTTCACAGGAGGCATTTCTAAGGAACAGGGCAGGGATAAAGATACTTCACGGGAATCGTGGGGGAGGGAAATCCGTATGCCTTGGAATGGATATACTGAGTTCATGCAACCACCCGTCATTCTCCGCACTTGTTTTCCGTAAGGACAAGACATCCGCAGAAAAAGCGGACGGTATTCTTAAAGTGGTTTCAAAGATGGTTGAACCTTATGGTGAGTATATTGATTCAAAACGCCTTTCAAGACTTGACGCAGGAGGTGAAATACGGTATGATTATTTCGGTGATGCCTGCCTGTCGGGAGAAAAAGGCGTAAGCGAATTTAAGGACAGACAACAGGGTGGTAACGTTGTCAAGGTGGCGATAGACGAGTGCTCACAGGCAACAGAACCTATCATAAACTACCTTCAAACGGTATTGCGTTCATCATCAGGACTAAGAACAAGCCTTATAGGCGCGTGCAACCCAAATCCGTACAGCGATTTCTGGAGAGCAATGGTATCATGGTGGGTAGACGATGATGGAATAGCAATTCCAGAAAGATCGGGGAAAGTAAGATATTTCTTTCAATATGGAGATACTATACATGAAACAGCATGGGGTGACAGCCCACAAGAAGTATTTGCTCAGGCAAAAGATTATATCATCGCAAGATTCGGTAAAAATACCAAAATTGACGAAACAAACTGTAAAAGATACATCAAGAGCATAACCTTTATAGCTTCCGGGCTGGAAGATAACAAGATACTTATGGCTTCCAATCCAGACTATCAGAAAAACCTTGGAGGAACAGCACAAGAAGTATCAATAAACGCATTAGGTTCATGGAAGCTGATAAAAGGGGGAAACGAGTGGATAACCCGTGACGAAATGGAGGAAATGTTCTCATCTCAGCCTGTGTTTGACGATTATTTTGAATGTGCTACACTGGATATAGCATACGGTCTTGGTGACGTTTGTGTAATGGGGCACTTCATAGGACACCACTTACAAGACCTAGAATGGTCAAACACATTAAAGCCTAGGGATTTGAACCTATGGGTAAGAAACAATCTACGGAAATGGGGAATCGGTGAAAACAGACTGGCATTTGACGGTCTTGGAGCACCGACATTCCGTGACGCATTTCCCGAAAGTCTGGCAATACTTAGAGGTGTTCCGAAAAGACTAGACAAAAGCAAGGATGATCAACCTGTAAGATTCTATTTCGATCTAAGGGCACAGCTTGCCGATGAAATGGTAACACGTATAAAAGGAACAAACCTAGGATATTGCGGATTCAGTATAAACCCAGAACTTCTTGACAAACCGTATGTGAACAAAACAATACGGGAAGCACTGATGGACCAGAGAAGAGCAATAAGACGTGACGTGGAAAGGGAAAACGGGAAACTAAGACTGCTGAAAAAACAGGAAGCAAAAAAGATTGTAGGATGCTCGCCCGACTTGATAGAAGGAACATTTTTATACAGGACATATTTTGATATATGCGATATAATGATTGACATACCTAACGATATAATGGATGAATTAAAATATTTATAATTACCTATGGAAATTTTAAAATTAGACGTTTTATTACGAAAAGAACCGTTCAAAGTGGCACTTCCGTCAAGATGTGACGATGGAAGAGGTGGAGGAACAAAGAAAAAGCCAAGACGCTCCACTTTGATATACAAATATATGTCACAAGATGATTTCCTAGCGCAATGGGATACATCAGGGCATTATATACACAACAGACCCGACTGGAAAGACAGCATCCCGTCAGACGAGGATGCCACATCATCGGATGATGAAAGCGCGAATGTAGGTGCTCAGAAAAGGAAAAAGAAATTGGCATCAACTCCCTATGTACTGCAAAGACGAGCATTCCCTCTCCAAAGGATGATACACAAGAAAAGGGTATCACACCTGTGTACCAATCCTCTTAAATTCCAGATAAAGAAAAGCGCGTCAAACCAGCAGAACAGGGATAAGCTGACAACATACAAGGAATACTGGACTGATTCTCTCATGGAAACAGCCAAGTTTGAACTTATAAGCGAAGCCGGAAAGGTAGGAGATGCTGCCATATATATATATAAGGATAAGGACGAGATAAAATACAGGTCTTTCAGCTACTCAAAAGGAGACATACTATATGAGCATAAAAACAGAAGAGGCGAAAGAATAGCTTTCGCAAGAGAATATACAACCACATATATATCGGCTGATGGAGAAGAACATACAGATACACTTGTCGATGTATGGACTAAAGATGAGTTTTATACACTGGATTCCAACGGAGATATAGCAACGGATATTGACGAGAACGGGAATATCATACAACTGCATCAATTCCATAACCTGGGATTTATACCTGTAGTATATCTACGTCTTGAACTTCCATTTTGGGGGGCTGTACAGGACTTGATAGACGATTTCGAGTTTCTAATGTCCATGATAGGAGAATACAACACACGACAGGCATTCCAAATGCTACTTATCAAGACAAACGGAAGAATAAACATTCAAAGAAACGGACTGGGAGGAACTTCCATTTTACGTGTAGGAGCAGAAGATGATGCACAGTTCATGGGTAAAATGGACGCTTCAAACTCACTGTTCACCGAAATAGATAACATATACAACGGGATACTTGACGGAAGCGGTGTCGTTCCGCCAATGCAATCATCGTCAGGTGACAGACCTACTGGAACAACGGCAATGTATTACGAGCCTGAAATGGAATGGGCGAGAAGTGATGCGCAAATGATGAATACAGCCATAAATGACATGGCCAATATATTCAAATACTATGTAGGAGTAATGGAAGGTGACGCAACAGGTTATAACGCTCTAAGAATAAATGCTACCATAGAACCATACTCATACATAGACTTCTCTGAATGGAACAATACACTCGTTCAACTCGTAAACTCCCGAATAATATCATTACAGACAGCAAGAGAAGAAAGCGATTTCTCAGCAAATAACGAAGATGATAGAATGGACGAACAAGACAGGAGATTAAATAATATGGAAGCTAGGGTGATAGAGGAAAATAATGAAAACAATGAAAACAACGATAACAACGATAACAGCTAAACTATGGGAAAATTTACGAACTTACTAAGAAAAATAAGAATGGCATTAGACTATATATGCCTTAACAATTTGAGAGTTGACGGAATGGAGCACCTCATTGCAGGAATACTTGTAGTAAGCATGGCGCAATGGTTTTTCTCCGTATGGACAGCAATAGCACTAACCTTGTTTATTCTTGTTGGAAAAGAAATAATATACGATAAGTGGCTTAGACAAGGAGTACCCGAATGGAGAGATGTATTCTGGGGAGCAGTCGGTATGGTTCTTGGATTGATATAAAAAAAATCACACCACAAGTTTTTATATATCAAAAATTATTATTTACTTTGTGGTGAACGTCATAACATAATAATATTTGGCAAAATAAATCGAACAGATTTTGTACAAGATATTAAGAATCCCTCTAAGGTGGCAGAAAGGAAACAATCTGCGACTTCTATGCCCTGCGTATGTTGTGACGTTCACACCTACGGAGGGTTTCTTTTTATCATGATTCGTTAAAATATGAACGTCACAACGAATGAACTGATTCCTATTAGTGAGAATAACGGCAAGAGAGCCGTTAATGCACGTGATTTACATGCTTTTCTTGAAAGTAAAAGGGATTTTTCAACATGGATTAAAGATCGTATTAAATCTTATGATTTTATTGAAGGTGTTGATTTTCAATCATTCACCGAAATTGTGGAGCGAGAAATAGGAGCTACGAAACGAATCGAATATGCTCTATCAATCAGTATGGCAAAAGAGCTATCCATGATTGAGAACAACGAACGTGGAAGGCAAGCTAGAAAATATTTTATCGCATGTGAGGAAAACAAGCATGAACTTTCCCGAAAGGAGCTTGCACTAATGGTAGTACAAGCCGAAGAAGAGAAAGAGAGGCTTTTATTAGAGAATAACCATCTTTCCGAAACAGTAAATTTACAAACGGAAGAGTTGCAGAAAGCCGCCCCAAAAGTCAACTACTACGATAACCACCTACAAAGTGTAAACACACAGACAAGCACACAAGTAGCAAAACAAATTGGAATGTACGCTGAAAAGTTACATAAAAAACTTAAAGAAATAGGAATTATATATCGACAAAGCGGTCAATGGATACTTCATACTCCATACTCAACGTTTGGATTGCACTCTACCCGTACACAAACGTACACACGTTCGGACGGTTCTGTAGGAACAAGCATATACACAGTATGGACTACCAAAGGTGTTCGTTTTATTATTTCACTGTATGAAAACGATTGGAATGTGAAGAAATCTATAGAACAAATAAAATAATGGTATGCATTTACAACCAATTAAACACTATTTAACTAAATTGGTATCACCCTTGGTAGAAGGGGATGAGGACGTGGAGTGGTCGACAGTAGTCGGGGCAGTGAAACGTCAATATATATGTGTATGAATGTATATAATTACCTAGCAGAGGTCACGGGTAAACAACATGCCCATGTTATGCGTGATATTCGCAATCTATTATCGCAAGGTGTAGCCGAATCCAATTTTGGATTGGGCTCATACACAGACGCTAACGGTCAAGAAAGACCTCTATTTAATCTAACTCCGAAAGGTTGTCTTATTCTCGCTTCTGGCTATGATGCAGTTCTACGTGAAAAAATCATAGACCGTCTTGAATAAATAGCCTTCAAAAAAATATTGTTTTCGTTTGGTAGTATGGAAAGTTTGCGTAACTTTGTACCGCTCACAGATGACGATTGCATTCGTTACGTTAAGCAAGCGGTTAAGTTGCTCATATCATACATGGTTTTTTTATGCCCTTATTGGATATTGGCGGTTGCCTTTACGTAAGATTATAGTATTTGCTCTCGTAGCGAATGCGCCATCTGTGAACAGCGTAAAGTGCAACCGCTTTCTTTTTGATAAAGTTGCCACATATAATTTCTTATAATCTTAAATGTTCACAGATTATGGCAGAATTAGTATTTCAAAACAGCAACGGCAACGATGTGACTACTTCGTTACTTGTTGCGGAAGTGTTCGGGAAAGAACATAGTAAAGTAGTCAGAGACATTGAAAGTCTTTCATGCTCAACGAGTTTTAATGCCGCCAATTTTGGCGTTATTACCTACATCGATAGTAGAAATCGAGAACAGACCGCTTATGAAATGACAAAGGACGGTTTTAGTTTCCTTGTCATGGGCTACACTGGGGCAAAAGCCGGAGAGTTTAAGGAAAGATTCATCAATGAGTTCAACAGACGGGAAGCCCTACTAAAGGATGATGATTACATCTTGATGCGCTCCCAGCAGATTCTACAGAAACGTATAGAGATTGCGGAGGAAAAGATTAAGTGTCTTGAACAGCAAAATTCCAAGCTCCAGCCCAAAGCGGACTTTGCAGACAAAGCCTTTGCAATGGAAGGCAAGTGCGATATAGGACAGGCGGCAAAGATACTTGGCTTGCCTTTTGGGAGAAACTCTTTGTTCAAAAAACTTCGTGAAGCAGGAGTATTCTTTGCTAACAGGAACGAACCAAAACAGAAGTATATTGATGCTGGGTATTTCGAGATGAAAGAAAAGCCTATTCCAAGAGAGAATCACCCAGGTTTTGTCGTGATGGTTGTTCTATGCACACAAAAAGGTCTTGCATACATTAATCACCTGTTTGGCGGAAAACCGTCCGATGGAAAATTGGCGAGAATAGTATAGCACTATACATAATCTATTATTACTAAAAAGCAAGGAACGATAATAACATCGCTCCCATAACTCCTTCAACACATAGTCGATGAAATATACACACTATTTAATCGTAACCCAAACCTGTTCGCCACGCTTTATCGCATCGTCAATCAATTTGTTCAACTTGTCAGAAGTATAGCGTGATTCAGTAAGCCTTCCTTTTGATGTATTGTTACCTACAAGGATACATCCGGCAGAATCCTTTGCTGTATTCCCAGCGTGAAAAAGAATACCCTCAAAATGAGGAACATTCAACAGTCTTGGCATATTACGTCCGAATTTTGGGGACCAGTTGTATATCACCTGGTATCTACCGTAAGGGATAGCAGATTCAGCATAAACCTTCTTCTCGTTTCCATCAAACACTCCGTTCTTATTCACGTCAACAACACGATCTTCAAGCGTATTACTGAAAAACTCACCATCAATATACAAACGCCCTATAGTATAATCAGGCTTACACCATTTTCTTTCTACCAATAGTTCCATGATTTTTTATTTAGTTATACATTGCAAATATACAAAAAAGTATTATATTTGCAATGTAATAATTAGGCTAGTTGATATTTAGATGGGCATTAAGGAACAAATGAACACCATTATAAAGTATTCGGTAATTCATTTATGATAGCCGATAGTGGGCGTTGGTATCGCCCCGAACGGATTAACGTTCTAAAATGTATGTGAAAATGTACATTAATACCTACCATATTTTCTGTTACTTTGCACTATCTAAATGAAACCATTACGATGTTTTTACTTTGGCAGCAGACAGATGTGAATCTTCACTGTTGCCTTTTTTGTCACATTACATATAAACATACAATGACACCAAATGAAATAAAAGAATTTGTATGGTAAATTGAAGTCTAATACATACCTTTGCACTATGGACAACGAAAGAGAAATATTATCGAAACTTGACACTATCATACAGAACCAAAAGGTTTTGTACGAGAATCAAATTGTAATCTTTCAAACTTTAGCATCAATCGGACAAAAGGTTTACAGTCAAAGTGATTTCAAGAGTTTTATGATAAATATGGTAGCAAACGGTATAACAGAAAGAGTAGAAGCCAATGATCAACAAAGAAGAAACATCTAAGATTGCAGACTATTACTTCCAGGTAAAAAGACTTGCCAACGGTATAAAATCGTCAACCAGAGAGCGTGCAGAGAAGTTCTCTAAAGACCTTCTAGCCGTATTCCTATTGGCAGGGGCTAAATCGTTCAAGTCAATATCAAAACTCCCGGATAGCCAAAAAGAAAAAGTGCTAGAACTGACCAAAAAGTTTCGTGAGGATATATATAACGACATATACCAATATGTACTGGAAAGCAATAAACTATCACTAGAACTAAACGATGATCTTGGATGGGAGTATATTTCAATGACGGACAACGGCATTAAGGAATATATGGAAAGAACATACGGTGGAGAAACGACAAAGCAGAGAATAAACACAAATACAAACAGATTCCGCGCTGTTGTTGAAGTATATCTTGCCAATACATTACTGTCCACAAAAACGAACAATATAGAGAAAATAACGGATGAGGTTCAAAAGAAGATATGGAACAACATATCATCACCATATAACGTATCATTTATTCCGCCAAGCAAACAGAAACACTATGGGAGAGGATATGCTACAAACGGTATAAGCCAGTTGTATGTTATAGAACAGCAGATGATTCTAGGTATTTTCAATGAAGCAAATTACAACTCATGGAAAAATATTCCAAATTTCAAGGGATGGAGAACAGCAGTAACATCTAAAAATCCATGCCAGTTCTGCATTGACGAGCAATATAGAATACACACAGACAGACCTAAGCTGCCGTTCCATGCCCATTGCTTGTGTATATTATATCCAGTGTTTAAGAATTAAGCGAGAATTCCCGCTTTTGTTCATACATTCTTTTGGTTTTCTATATATTTTCTTACCGTTTCCTCGGATATATGACCAACAGATTCTACAAAATAGGATCGTGTCCATAGTGATGGTAATCGGCTACGCAGCCATGGAAACTCCTTTCGTAAGCAAACCGAAGAATAACCCTTCAACTGATTTATTACAAAATGAATGGCGTATGTAGATTTGCTTCGTATAAAAAGGTGAACATGGTCAGGCATGACCTCCATGTTTTCCAGGGTGATTCCCAGTTCGTCTGCTTTCTGCTGCAACAGAATTTTCAATCGTTCATCCACCCCGTTTAACAGTACTTTCCGCCTGTATTTAGGACAGAATACAACATGATATCCCAAATTGGAAACGCAATGTGCATTTGATGTGTATCTTTTTGCTAAAGTCATAAAAAAGTTTTTTTTCCACTTGCAAATATAAGAATAATATTATATATTTGCAATACAATTAATAACAAATAATCTATGCTGAGAGCCTACAAATATAGAATTTATCCGACAGACGAACAGAAGGTATTGCTTACCAAGACCTTCGGCTGCTGTCGCTTTGTCTATAATTGGGCACTCAAGCTAAAGATTGAAGTATATGAACATGAGAAAAAGTCCGTATCATACAAGACTGTTCAGGATATTATGGTTAACGAATTGAAGAAAGACAAACAATGGCTTAACGAAGTAAATTCACAAGCCCTTCTTAATTCCATCCGCAATCTTGACACCGCCTTTAAGAACTTTTTCCGTGATACTCATGCAGTAGGCTTCCCTAAATTAAAAAGCAAAAAGGACAGGCAGAGTTTTCAGTGCCCCCAGCATTGTGTCGTGGATTTCGGCAAAGGAACAATAACCATACCGAAAGTAAAGGATATTCCTGCTGTGTTTCACCGCAAATTTAAGGGAATGGTCAAAACCGTCACCATCAGCATGACACCATCGAGAAAATACTTCGCTTCCGTATTGGTTGACACAGACATTGAAGAACTTCCGGTAACACCGATACATGACGATACGTGTTTGGGTATAGATTTGGGTATCAAATCACTTGCCGTATGTTCTGACGGGAGAACGTTTGACAACCCGAAAAACCTGCGACGAAGCCTTGATCGTTTGAAACTACTCCAAAAGCGGTTGAGCCGCAAACAGAAAGGTTCTGCCAACCGAAACAAGGCACGCATACGCGTAGCTAGGTTGCATGAACATATTGCCAATTGCCGTAAGGATAACCTTCACAAAATCACCTATGCACTGACGCACGACAGCCAAGTGCGTACAATCTGCATGGAGGATTTGAACGTGAAAGGAATGATGCAAAACCACCACTTGGCACAGGCAATAGGTGACACATCTTTCGGGATGTTTCTTACGCTGCTTAAATACAAATGCAGTTGGTATGGTGTGAACCTCATTCAGATAAACCGATTTGCCCCAAGTTCAAAGACTTGCGGAAAATGCGGATATATCTATAAAGGATTGAAATTGAGCGATCGCAGTTGGATCTGCCCAGAATGTGGCACACACCATGACCGTGACTTCAATGCAGCTTGCAATATAAAGGAATTTGGCTTAAAATCCCTACCCACGGAGCGTGGGAAAGTTAAGCCTGTGGACTGTCCAACGGTGGATGACCGACATAGTGTCCTAAAAAGCCGTGACAGGAAGAAGCAGGAAGAAACTCATGCCTTTAGGCGTGAGTAGCTCACTACATAATAACTTGATAATCAACATACCATTGAGTAACATTACCATAAGATGGGGGATTACCAGCATCAACCACGTCATTACGGGTAAATGATTTAGGAATATTTGTGCACGAAGGCATCAATATATTACCTGACCATTGACCTGTATAAGATCCATCTTTCGCTCTCCATCTATATCTAGCGTATGGTCTGCCGGATGAAGCAACGTAATCACTAGAAGTATTATTTGTAATGTTTAATCTGCATTTAGAAGAAGTAGACCCATTTGTCAACTGTCCGTAAACAGAGAATCCAGAAGCGTTGGCTGTTGTATCTCCAAGTGTAATAGAAAGACTTTGAGTAACCACTATCGGCTTACGAATAAATCCGTCAGATGTAGTAGGGATTAAGCATAATACATTTCCACTGTAATCACAAAAATAACCCTTAATATAAATATATGTATCCCCCATAGATATGAGATTATTGCGATTAAGGGTAATTGAAATTTTTCCTGTACTATCAATACTACTTACAACGAAAACTCCAGAATCCACCAACTTCTTTAATTGATTATATACTTCCACCTTTATCTTCATATTAGACCAAGTAAATCCCCCAAGTATTTTACCCCAATTATACCTAGAATCAGCCCAATATGGTGAAATTGTAAGTACAAACGTTGTCTTTGTAGCATCTACAGGATTAGTTAGGATATCTTTATCTATTGTAAGAGGTTTAGCCCCATGATCGTATCCATCAAAATCAGTAAGCCTAGCCCATGTTTTAGGTCTATCATATACTAATTTCTTAGGTAATTATATACGTTTATACACATATATATTGACGTTTCACTGCCCCGACTACTGTCGACCACTCCACGTCCTCATCCCCTTCTACCAAGGGTGATACCAATTTAGTTAAATAGTGTTTAATTGGTTATAAATGCCATTTCTTATTTACAGAATCATAAATTATACCAGGTAAACTAGCGTTGTCAAATGAAGGGCTAGACGCTTCTTTGGGTTTTATATAACTCCACATATTAATTTTTTCGCTAAGACAAGCATACCCCAAATCATAACCGTCACTAGTAGGACCGATACCTAGAGTAGGATATACATCACTATCCAATCCGACAGGTGCGGTGATTTTACCGTTAGAGTGACCCATAATCACCCCCTTCCTCTATAACGGTATAAGAACCTTTACAAACAACAATGCCATTACAACTGATACTACGACAATGAATATCGCCATCAATTATAACAGCATCAGAAATGTCATAATCACTAGGAAGTTCCTCACCACATAGTGTTATAACTTCGACTGCCCCTGTGCAGCTAGACTGCCCCTGTGCTCCCTCGCTTCGCTTCGGTCGCACACCAAATTTCCGTTTACAAACAAATTAATCTTCATCTAACTCACGTATTAAATCATTAACATATTTTACACAGGAATCAAACTCGTCATACCCGTCCAAAATCAGAGCACCGACAGTGATGTGAAGTTTGTCTATCACTTCTTTCTTAAACAGAACGGCATTTGCCTTGCTTGTATCAGACTTTTCTATCACTGTTATTGCGGAATCAATCATCCTAGTTACTTCGGATGGCGGCATCATGGGAGTGTCAGCACCTTTCCGCCAATACTGATATTCTCTCATTTTTTTAAGAAGTTCTTTTTTTCTCATACGTTAGTAAATAAGGGGTGGCTATAGCATAAATGGAAAGGACTATACCACCCCTACCCCTTTTAAATTATGAAAAGAATTAAAATACAGACAACAGTCTATAAGACAAATGTTGTTTTAATGATCTTTTATGGTACAAATATAATAATTATTGTGAATTAAACAACAATCTCCCAATCATCGGCAAACACATCACTAATAGACGGAACCCATGAATCAGCACGCCCAGTGTTCTCGTTGTAGATAAGGCATTGACTAGTATAGTCAATGAAACCTTTGCCTTTCAGAATAAGGTCTTTTGCCGATTGGGGAAGCGATTGTATCTTTGGAATAACATCACTCTCTATATGAGCCGGAATCTGTTTGAACACCATTAATCCTTTTCCGTTCCAACCGCTTCTACGAATTGGAAAACCTGCTTTGAGAGCCATAATAGCCATACCAAAGTTCATCTTCCGCACTTCTGCGCTATCAGAGCCTTGCATACGTTGTATGCGAGTGTCAAGAAGGCGTATATAGTCGAACATTGTGCCGCATTGGATTTCCAGCAAACACTTGTTGTATGTATCATTAACGACTTCATCCATTTTCCCTGAATCTATGAAAGCGGCCAACTTTACATATCTTCCATTGAGTTCTTCGGCTTCTATCTGCATACGGTCAACTGGTGTTTCTGCAATCTTATATGCCTTTTCAAACACATCTTTCGGGCTCCAACTTTCGTACTCATCTTCATAACGGACATGATAGCCCTCATCATCGAAATTTTCCGTTGACGGTTTTTCTCTAAGAAGATGTTTTCCCCACGCATCACCTCTTGTCATAGGTTCTGCTTCAATCTGTTTTGTTCCAATGTACTTTTTCATATCAATCTATTGTTTAATTGGTTATAAATGCCTTTTAATTTACTATAAGTCGGATTTCTCCGTTAAATGCTCATCGACAATGTTATGGAGAGGTTTCCCGTCAGCAACACTATTCCTACCCCACAGAATTGTTTAATCACTGACCTTAGAGCAAGGGGCTTGAGCAAACACCCCTTGGTAACTATATATTCTCTCCTAACGTACTTAGTCTAATCAACCTGGACTTTTAGCCTAGTGGATAGTTGATTCTAAACTACAAATAAAATCGGATGGAGGAAAACCCGAAATATGGCAAAAAAGATAAACCTCCATCCGCAAACAAAAACAAGAATTTAATCAATACAAGCAAAAACCACACATTTCAGAAAGCATTGCAATTTTAAAAGGGCAAATCATCCCGTCTTTCAGGCTGGACAGGTGCAGGTGATGGAGCAGGTGCAGGTGCTTGTGCTGGTTGCGGCATATCTATCTTAAAGCACCCAACTTCATTGTAATATTTACCCTGGTATTCTCTTGCTCTGATTTCAAGATGGGCAGTAATAGTATCACCCTCTTTCAATTGAAGATCACACAGGTTGCCCATTACATAGAAATACACTTCTTTGGCATACATGGAACCAATTTCCTCAACGAGAAAATTTCTCTTTTGCCAAGGATTGCCTGCCTTGCTTGTACCAGTCTGTAACTGACCTACTTTTTTTACTTTACAATTTAATACTAAATCCATTTTTTTATTTTTTATACTTATATTCTTTTATTTTGTCCAACTCTCTCATTGCGGACAGCCTTCTTTTGTGAGCGTCCACCCTTATCCAGAAAACCTTCCAGCTAACTTCCTTACCGTTAGTGGTGTTCTCTTTAAGTATCTTGCCACATTTTAAAATCTCGTTGACAAGATAATCATACCGTTCTTTATCATAACAATATCTCATGCGACAAAAGTAATATTAAAAAATAAACTAATACAGAAAACAATACTAAAAATAGTTAACTAAATGGTTAATTCTTCCTCTTCCTCTTTCGACAATGCTTCCACGTCACCATCTTCACCTTTAGGGAAATACAGTTTATCAAGATAATTGCTTGCTTCACTCTTTTCAGTGAAACTCTTTACAACACTCCCCCGTTTGCTAACGACACGGTAACTAATATTATCCTCTGCTACAACTTTGTAACAATTTAAATCATCCACATCTACAACATCGGGAGCATTATCATCAATACGCATCATGCTCAATATATGAGAATACTCGTTCACCTTCACCGTACAGGAAAAAACATTAGGAACTGGTTCTACTATCAATCCGGCATTTATCAATGAATCAAAAACAGAACGTCTAGGTTTATATTTCAGTTGCCTCCTTATAAACTTCAACGTTATCATATTATCTCCCCTCTGTGCGGATAATACACACAAACGTAATACCCGTAACGCATCAATACTACATAGAGGCGAAAGGTACTTGTACAACTGGACAGGAGTAAATTTATGGTAATAATCAAATACTCCCTTTTCCTCTATTTCCCTTACACGCCTTTCCCTTTCTTTATTCCTTACCGTCAAATTAGTGGCTTTCCTTACCGACATAGACTATCCTTTCCATGTATCGTTTTCCTTTATCCATTTACGTTCATCATCACTAAGATCGCCTGTTGATTCACGATGATATACACACTTGTTGCATAACCCTGCCTTGGCACGGACACACTTGTCGCAATCGTATGGAAAAAACGCTATGGTGGTCTTGTCGTAGAAATCTTCACCAGCATCATCATCAGAAAGCCAACCTTTGAACTTTGCAAGCATATCAAGCGCACCTTTCACATCCTTAAAATCAGCAGTGTCTATATCAGAACGCTTTAGGAAACTTTCTATAAGGCTTATCGCATCTTCAAATTCAAGGTTATCCTTGTTTATCAAAGTCTTTGTCTTTTCCTTATTCTCACCTTCCAATACACGCCTCATGGATGGTGTCACATAATCGGAAGCAAGCATGGAAGATTTGGCATAATTGACAATCTGGGTTATTCTTGGAGAGTTCACCCATTGCTTGGCTTTCATAAGCAAAGAACGCTCTGACATACCCTCGTCAACAACGTGTGTAGCTCTGTAAAACAAGACAGGATTGGTATCTATGACATAAGCGGACGCAGCCCATAACTCCATCTCATTCGCATCATCAATATGCTTTGCTATATCAATCTTCTTCTGTTTTTCATCGTCAATAAGAAGATTGTTACTAAGGGGAAGTTTACCCCATCCTTTATTCAAACCCATTACCTTTCCTCCTTTATCTTAGATTTTATCTCCCTTACCCTCTCGTCAAGTTCAGAAGAATATTTAAAAAGATTGTATATGCTACTCCTGTCAATACATAGGAAATCAGAAATTTCAGATATACTTAAACCCATGTCACGCATGACACAGCACACAAGCGCACGGTTCATAACAATATCATGTTTCCTGCTTTTCCTGTTTACATCAATATCGGAGAGTCCGCTTGCCGACAAGACCCTCCTAAAAAGCAACGCATTATCAGCCTTTTTCCCCATTTTCCTTGTCTACAATTAATTGCATAATATCAGCATAGCCAGCCAAGTCAACCATATTGTCACGCTTTCTATGGAATCCCTGTCTACATAATTTTAAAGCTATCTGTACAGCAACACAGTCATAAGGAGATAATTCCTTTCCCGTAATCAAAGAAGCAATCTTGGAAATATTTTCAAAATTGACTACAGCATCACCATAATCAGACTGCCTGCTGTTACTACGTATATCCTTTGCCTCATCAAGGATGCTTCTCTCTTTAACATGATCAACATAAGCAATACAATCTGAGAAAAGAATATACTCTTTACCCTGGTCATCCGCACAAAGAAACTTTTCACCATTCTCAAAACAGTATTTAACAGTGACGAATTTACCGAACACATTTGACTTGCTTACAGAATCTTCACCGTGAAGTGAAATGTATTTATCACGGTTTATAATTTTCACCTTGCTGTTCAATGTAACTCCAATCATAACAAATCACCTACCTTTATGTTATCCGCATCCTTCTTATCAGAAAAGAAGATACGGTCATACTTAGTTTCACCAAACTCAACAAACATGGCTAAGATAAAATACTTGTTCAATACACTATCATAACCCTTGTCATAAATCTTGTTTATCTTTTTTGTTTTCATACTTACTTACCTGTATTGTTTGTGTGACCAAAACCTCCATCACCCCTATCCGTTGAATCAAGGCTTTCAACCTCAACAAATTCAACCTCAATATAATTACTGAAAAGAAGCTGAGCAATTCGCTCCTTGGCGGCAATATAGAAAGGATCTTTCTCAAAACTCTTCACTATAACACCGATACAACCAGTATAGTCACAATCAATAACACCATCCAACACATCAGCGTCATGATACTTCCCGTCAACGCCAATAATACCTTTCAGAGAAAATCCACTTCTCGGCTTGATAATAGCCTTCATATTTGATGGCATCTGAATGGCTATGCCAAGTTTAATCAGATTACGACCTTTTCTTATCAACGTGTTGTCAGGAACATACAAATCATACCCGGCAGCACCATCAGTTTTTTTTTCGGGAAGAACTGCATCCCGTCTTAATTTTACAAATTTTACTTGATTCATTTTTTATTTCCTTTTCTCTTTAAATCATACATAGCGCATTCCCTGCTTCTGTAAATCTTGCTTGCAGGATAAATCACATCATTAACAATAACAAAGCCGACAACAGGATCTGTAATGGGAACAACTTCACCATCAACAATAGTAAAATTATTCTCGGATAAAAGCCTTCTCATGGTAGCAATCTGTTCGAGAGTAGCCTTTGAGATATCATAGTTGTTAGAAAAGTTAAACTCTAAATTACAGATAAGAACATTCTTGTCCTTATATAAGAAATTAGCTTTCAAACCACCAGTATTAATAAATACATAATCTATTAAATCTCCTGTCCTGCTTTTAGCAAACAGGAAATCTCCTTTCTTGAAATCGTCAATCTTGACTAGTTCATAAGTGCGCTCATCAATCTTCTTCAATGAATACCCCTCAGGTAGTTTTATTACACTTGCATCTGTCTTACCCATTTCTTTCCTCCGTGTTTAACCGAAATGCAGCTTCCCTAGCCTGATCCTTCGTTCTATACAACTCTATTTTTTCAAACATACGACCATCATCACAGTCATACGTACACAAGGTGACAGCCCACATATTACCACGTGGAGAATAGAAATACCTGCCGTAATCCTTTCCCATCACCTTACCGTTAACCCTTATTTCTCCTTTAGGCATGCTTATTCTTATAAATTTTCCTCATTTCATCTATTAAATTAGAAAAAGATTTTATATACCCCATATCTATAGCAAACGATAAAGATTTTTGCAAATCATCCAATTCTTTTAATTGTTCCTGAGTAGCTGTATTTCTTATCATTGTTTCATGGACACCAAAAACAATATAATTCAATCCTTTTGCTATGATACGGTAATCCACATCATCAAACTTAGATGCCGAACGACATAAATCATTATATCTATCACCAGCTTCAATACGATTAATAATCAAATTATCTGTCAACCACATTATAACAGTAGCATATATTTCAGGGTTAAGTTCAAGAGCAATAAGAACCCAAATATAAGGATTACAGGAAACATGTCTATTGTTACGAGCACCAAGAGTCTTATAAACACCATACTTCTTTAAAACCTTAACCAAGGAACTTTTATTAACCTCATCAATAAAAGCAGTAAATCCTGTTTTTATAATTCCCTGTTTATTAAGGATATAATATATACGCTCAGAAGACGAATTGTTAGATAATATATTTTCAACCCTCTTCTCATTCCATCCTTTTTCAATTCTAGCCCTAGTATATGCCTCCTGCAAATCAGTTATAGATAAAAATTGATTTTTGGTATCTTGTCTAATAGTTACCCCAAATAATTTTCTGTCATTAGACACCATTGTAACGTTTGTTTTCATATTAACATAATTTAATTTAGTGCAAATATACTAAATAAAATTATATCATCAAATATTTTACTAGGATTTATTTCCTCACCCCAAACTTTTTCCTAAATTCATCAGCAGAACACGCTATGCGCTGACCTAGTTGGTCCACATACAAAACAGCATCTTTAATCATTCGGTCATTCTCACTAAGCATGTGGATAATACTGTCAACGACACACTCTTTGCCGCTACCTAATTCAACATACTTATTACCCATGACAATGCAGTCTTTTTCCTTCAAAGGAACAATACGTTCAATCTTGCTTTCACGATATTTTTTCAGTTTTTCAAAGAACTCACGGTGCATGACACGCTCGTTCTCATCCATCACATGATAAAATTCACAGCAAATACCGTGAACATCATCTACTGTATTAATCTCATCAAGGTTGTCAATAACATTCTGCAATGCGTCAAAGAAATTCACATCATGCTCATCCAATACTTCTTCCATCATTCTATCAATGGAAGCAATAGCCGCGTTCTTAAAATCAATATCGTCACAACGAAATCCCAAAGAGATATAATTACGCAAGGAAAGAAGGTTTTCCTTAAAATCAATTCCTACTTCAATGTCCATTCTCTAAATTCTTTAATGTTAATACTATTCAAATTATTAATAACAGCATCTCCGATATCATCGTTATGCTTCAATCCAAAAGACAGGATATGGTGTTCCCACCATCTCGCCACACGTCCTTTGTCACCCCACAAAGATATAGCTTTATTATCAAAGTCGGGGAATAAAATAACATTTTTTGGCAATTTATTTCCAAGCTGGTTCATTCCGCCACAAGCTATCCATATAAAACCGTTACCAAAAGCCATAGAAGCTATTATGGCGGTTTTTTCCGATTCAACCATGCAAGTTATAGCATCGCTGCAATAATCCCCTAAAAAAGGCTTAAAAAAGCCACGATGGGTAAATCCTTCGCCCGTAGTAAACTTCCTGAAAGCATGGGTTTCCTTCTTCCTGTGACCGTTCACACTATATCTTATCCTGTTGTCATGGCACACGTTACCATCCTTGTCGGAATACCAGAACACAGCGGATTCCCTTCCAAGACATCCTACCTTATACCTTGAAAACACATCATTAACGGAATCAACACCGAAAACACTTGAAAGGTACTCGTACAGGTTATTACCCTTCCAATGCCCGGCATCGCTAAGCCTGTCAACATACTTCACATCAACAAACCTTGATTCCTGCTTCCCAAAATCATACTCCTTCTCGTAGAAATCCTTCAAACTCATCCTGCAACCGTCCGGGCTTGACAGAATCCTAAAAGCATCAGAAGCACTACTGCAACCGGGAAGATAAGACACGAGAAAGTCAAACAGGTTGACAGAATCACCGCCCTGCTCGGTAACGGTGATACTGCCCGACTTGTTCATATAGAAAACCAGCTTATCCTTCCTGCTATGGCTCTCCAGATTTATCCTAGCAGGCAACGTCCACCGCTTACCCCTACGCCTTAAAGGAAGCCCAAGCACGGTATCAAGATTGGCAAATATATATTCATAATCAATAGAACCCATATTACTTAAAATTACGCCATCCCTGTTTCAAATCCCTAAAGAAATCGCTAAACGTATAACGATAACCGTTAGGATATCCCAATGAACTTGACAGGCATGAAACATACCCGTAAGGTTTTTTACCGTCACTCCACCTGTACATCATCTCAGTAGGAACCATAAACACAAGAAGAACAAATACAATGTCAATGTATATGAGAAACATGACAAAACGAACAAAGCATCTCATAATCATTCCTCCACATCCCCTAAAAGAATTTTCTTTGCATAACGCAACGCAAACTCCCAATTGTAATAAAACGTACCTAGCAAATCAAAAAACAGGCTATACACGGCATTCTTGTAACCATCGGGAACGAAATACATGATATCATCCATCATACGGATATCATCACTGAACCTAGCATTCTTTGTCGTATAACGCCACAAACCGCCAACGGCAAGTATCTTGGCGTGTTCATAAACATGATAGTCAATGGAATATACATCACAAACGTAATCATTAAACCAATCTTCATTGTCTAGTACACCACTAACAGGGCTTGCCGACAAAATCATATTAACAAACACACCAAAATGACAATACTGCTCTATCTTACCCGAATCATTATCAAACTCAACCTTGAAAGCATCTTTGCCGCTCTCATTAATACTGCAAACCATGTCACTTACGTAAAGCGTCTTTAACCACTGGCTGAAATTATACCTTTTCAAACCAACCCTGTTACGAGATTCATTTATCGCACACTGGGCATCAGACACACATACATACCAATCAGAAGTAACACGAATACTTCTATCAAATAAAACAATCTCTTTATTATCCATATACAATAAAATTTTTCAGCAAAAATACATATTAAAGTAATATGGTAAAAACAATAACGGTTAAATAATATTAAACAGATAACTTATTCTCCTTCCATTTTTTAGCTTTTAACAAACCAACACGGACAGCTTCATTGTTATTCCATTTAAAAATGTCACACATAAGAGATATATATTCATGAATCTTATCTCTATACAACAACTGTTCTTCTGTTGCGTGTTGCCAATCTGTTGTTATACCACATTCTTCTTTTATCATAGTGCACAATAAAGACATAGCTTTTGAGAACTGGCTTTTATTGGAACAATTATTATACAGCGCACCAGTCATTTCTTTAAATGAATCACCGCTATCATTACGATATTCAAGAAGTTTGTCGAATAACCATTCATACACCTCAACTTTCAACTTTGGATTTATAGCCAACGCCAAATCCAAGAATAAAAAAGGATGAATCCATGTATGATGCCCTCTACCCCTTCCACTGATAATAGCAGTGCCATACTTTTTTTCTAACTCTACAATAAACTCTCTTGTATTATTGCTTTGCCGCCACTGATAAAAATTAAATTCAGGAAACCCATTATTAATCCTCCAAGCATTACCAGCTTTAACCAAATCGGTAGCAGACAAAAATTCACTTTTGCTTTTTTGGGAAATCTCATGCCCAAAAAGAATTCTTTTCATTTCAACTTCTGTTTTCATAATAAAAGTGTTTTAAAATACAATGCAAATGTATATACTATTTATTATAAAAGCAAATATAAAACACTTTTTTTCAAAAGACATTTATTTATTATAAAAAAAACATCACTTTAGAACGGCAAATCCTCCTTCATTATATCATCAGCCTGTTGCAGAAGGTATTCGTCAGGATTATACTTCCGTCTTAATACGACCTGAAACAATCTGTTCCTGTTCTCATCCCACGCGGAAGTGACGGAATAGCCTTCCTGGCGTATCATGTCAACCATCTTTCTCTTGCTGTAAGGTCTAACGCCACAGTCATTGCAGTATGCTATGTATTTCACATACAAGTCACGGTCACGGATAGCCGATTCCTCAATATCTCCCGAAGAATCATACCCCGAATCGTAAAGATATGACAGGACACTGTTGGAATCACGTCTTGCGTTCTCCGTAACGGATTCTATCGTATAGCTTTTCGTAAACTCACCTTTATTCTTCACAAACCGTCTTGCACCCTCTATTATCCAGTTGATAATGGCTGCCGATTCCTTTGACAGCTTCAACGGAAGAGATCTGTCCTGTTCCGATTCCTTAAACACACGATAGAACGGGATAACAAGGGAGCGTCTGAAGTGACCATAAGTCTGGTCCGAAACGGAAGGCATCTTGTTAAGATTGGCCATGAAAGGCGGCATCATGTCGGCAAGGAAAGGCTCACCGAACGGAAGGCGTGCCATAGTAGGCTCACCGGATATGAACTTCTTATACTTGCCACCGCTCACATCCTTCCCACCCATCTCTGAGGCGTAGTTGAGCAGCTTGCCGTTTATCATCGCTATATTGTACTCGCAAGTAGACTTGTCACCCGACAGATCAGCCATCTCCATATAAGAAACATTATCTTTCCCTAGCGCGTTGACAACAGCGTCAAAGAACACCGACTTACCGTTACTACCACAACCGAGAAGGTAACACATCTTCTCCATCTTGATCTTCTTCCTGTCAACAAAGGCACACCCCACAAACTCCTGCAAGGCATCCTGGGTGTCCTTCACAGGAATCACATCGTCCAGGAACTTCTCCCACAACGGGCTGCGCGCCAACGGGTCATAATTGATATTGATACGTATGCACGATTCTATCATAGGAGAGAAATCGAACGTTTCCATCGTTTCCGTGTCAAGGACACAATTGTCAAAGGTGATGAAGTTACGCTTGGGATTGAATATCTCATGCGTCACGTTCTTTACGATGGTACGGTAGAAACGCTCGCTCGTATCGGTCATGTACAGTTCGCTAAGACCGTTTATGCGGCACAAATCCATGCACAGGCGCATCAGATCCTCCTTCATCATGGGAACGAATATCTTACCGTCAAAAGCCATGATGGAACCGCTCCTGTGCCGCCTGAAATTGCATTCCCTGCATGCATCGGCTATATCCATCTCGACCATAGCGGATATGGAACGCTTCCACTCGCCTTCATCCCTTGCTTTACGGAAACCGCGACCACCGCCCTTGTCCGCCAGCTTGCCCATAACGGAATCAAGGATGTATTCATAAGAAGCCTTTGCTGATTCAGCGACAGTCATCTTCCCCTCCTTTCTCTACCGATCCTACCTGGTCCAGCGATTTATCCCGGTCCACAACCTTCCCGAACATTACAACGGGATACAGGTCATAATCGTCCGTTGATATGTCAGGGCGTGCGTCCATATCGTCAAGCGAAGAGTACACGTCCGCGATGTGTTCCAGTTTCCTGCACACGATGGAATCACGTCTTATCCCGTAATACTCTATAAGATCAGCCATGTACTGTATGGTGATGTCCTTGAACCATGTGAACGCATCGTCACGTGTCCTTGCCCCGTCACAGCAGGTATTGAACGTGTACCCGAAACGCCTCATCTTCACGAAATAGCTGTTCCGCCACAACGACACCGACTTGTCCATCTCGTTCCCTGCGTTACGTATGGCGGTGACGATGCTTCCCGGCATGAGCGCGCACCGTGAAACGCGAGCGGCGGAAGGCTTCCCGTTTGCCCCGGTCCCATCCACCATATCCACATCGGGCACGAACCTAAGGTCATCCACGCTCCTTCCGCCAACAACGGACGTATCATGGCGCATAAGGTAGTCTGCATCCACGATATGCCCGTACTGTCTTACCTGGTCCTCACACCACGAAGCTAATCTGCGCAACGACCGTTTCCACTCGGAAGGCATCACATACCCGTACCTAGAGCATATCTCCGCTATACGCTTTCTCTCCTTCTCCCATTTGCTCTTCATCTTCCTCTCGTACTCCAGCACTTCACCCTCCACGCTGACACCAGCTACCTGTGCAGCCATAGACCTTGCAGTTAAAGGTACGGGCACGCGCCTGATGAATGACGCTTCCGACACAAGAACCGTTCTAGTACCGTCCTTCAACGGCTCGTCAAGTTTGAGGAAACACTGTCTGTCCGCAACGTTAACGAGCGTAACCCACCCGAACAGCCGTGTCTGAACCCTCATCCCCTTGTACCAACGCTCCCTGTCGGGCATTGCATCGGACAGGCAAATAACACGCCTTGATTCGGGCAATCTAAGTTTAATCTCTATTTCTTCTTCCATATTTTACACACACATTTTATATGATTTCACCTGCAAATATAGCGCAAAAAACAATACGAAAACAATTAGTTAAATTAATTAACTGCAAATGTTTACGTGATTAACAAATGCGTGTCAAGGAAGATAGTTTATATTTCTTTACGCAAGATTTTTTACTTTTACGTCCACAGTATGCTTTGAACAGGAAAAGTAAAAAATATTGATTGTTGTTATTTTTTACTTTTGTCATAATTTTTCTCATTTTAGTTAAAATGATTTAACTATAATTTTTTATCTACTTATTATTTTCTACGTTAAGAAATGTAAAATTGACTTAATTTAACATAAAATAAAAAATCTCAACACTGATAGTTGCATATGCAACTAATTGATTCGGGAAAATTCGTAAAAAACCTACGAAATTCGTTGATTTTTCGTAGACTTCGTAAACTCTTCGTTTTTCAACACTTGTCAAAAAACTCGCACAAATTAGTGGTTAAATGGCTGAAAACAAGCTGTTTAGTCTTGTCAAAAAAAATTGAATCGTAAATCGTTGAAAATTTACTCTCTATTAATTTATATATTAAATGTTAAAAGTAATATATATTTACAACATATACATACACGTACACGATACATACTCTATTACAGTACATATACATACACAATACATACACAACACAATACATACAGACACCAAAACTGCATACGTAATTTAGTATAGATACATATCAAAACGACGAAATCAACGAAGAATACTGTAAACCAATAACTTATACTGCAAAAAAAGACATAAAAAATGCAACCATACCTACGAAACACACCAAAAAACCTACGATTTTCGTAACTTTTTATGTAAAGATTTATCCGATTTTGTTGAAAACTACCGAAAATACACCTCCAAAACGCAAAATCAGCCATCCGAGCAAAATTTGGGGGGAAAAAATTTTCAGAAAAAAATTTATCGGGAGCGACACACCCACCGCGAAACCTCCACAAAAGGGGGTATGGCACTGATTTACAGGTAATTACACACGTTTATCTACCACGTTTATCAACGTTTGTAAATAAAAATAAATTTTTTTCTACGACAATCGAATTTCGAAATCTTTACAAATAAAATATCTTTACAAGTGACTTCTACGAAGATTTCGTAATTCCCTCACGTTCAGACACTTACAAACAGATTTAACACAAATTAACATTGAAAAATATTGAAATTAAACATAATATTAAGCTAAAATAGGTCTTGCATGGTCGGATCTATTAATATTATGCAATATTAATTTAAAATATGTATATAAACAGTATTGATTTTGGAAAAAACGGGCTTAATTTATAATGAATGTTAATGAAATATACAACCTAATCAAAATCGCTGTATGTTTGCAGTGTCGGAAAGACAAAGAGATACTTGACGTATTGAAACAGCTTGCCACGGTGAGAGCGTGGTACAGATCCGCAAACCAGGGAATAAGCGGAATATAAACAGCGGTATTGTTAGCCACGATGCAGAGGCACGGGTCTTACTTGATAATGGAGATAGTAACTTAGTGCGATATGCGATTAACATCCCTAATATAATATAATGTATGTGCGTATATGTATCCTATACATAAGCCTTAATACTTGTCCGTTATGCACGGAACGTATAAATAAGCCGTAAAAACATACGATACGCGCATACTGTAATGTAGCTACCATTATATTGGTAACGGTTACAAGCCCGTATAGATACAGAGTACAGTATATAAACTTAATACATTATAATATGAAAGCAAAAAGAATCTCACAGAAAGCGGTTAAAAACATGATTAACGGCAACACTGCATTGCTGCATATCGGTAACTTTGATACGGGGAAACGTACCAATTTAAAGCGCGCGGTTAGCGAATGTGTATATACTAGTCGGTTGTATTATAATAAGGAATTGCAATCGGATAACGAAAAGATAGAATACCTAGTATATAGTCAACCTTATAGGGTGTTTAAAGTAGAACTATATAAAACACATATTGCAGCGTTTAACGAATACACTGAGTACCACATTAATTTTGACGATACAAGCAAGTATTACACATTGGTTATAAGTGGCATGCAGTTTTTGATCGTGTCATATCTGGGATGGTGTAATATATGGCAAGTATTTGATGAATCATGCGAAATGGACGGAGAGGATAAGGAATACAAACTAACTGTATAGTTCTGTAACGGGCAAAGATATTGCTATTACAGAAAAACCAAGAAACAAGCCATTGCCGAATTTAGGCGTAATTTCGGGAACTTTAGAGGTTTTGTTAAAAACAATGGGAATTAGTATAAATCAATTAAATATTACAATTATGGAAAGATACGATTATTTGGAAGCGGTTAAAGAGGACGTGTTGAATTATATCAATGAGAACAATATAGTAGTAACCTCTGAAAACAGGGACGAAGTGGAAACGGATCTTAATGATAGATTATTTGTGTCCGATAGTGTAACGGGGAACGCATCAGGGTCATACACGTGCAATTCGTGGGAAGCTGAGGAATACATTTGTCACAATTGGGACCTGTTAAGTGAAGCGTTAACGGAGTTCGGTTGCGATATGAGTTATTTGGAAAGAGGCGCGGAATCATGCGACGTAACTATACGATGTTATCTGTTAGGACGGGCAATTTCGGAAGTATTGGACGAAGTGGAAACGGAAATAGAGGAAGAGGAAGAGGAATGAGAACGTTTTTTGCACAAGTTGAAACACGGTATCGGGCGATTAAAAATTGCCCGTTTGCCCCTGCAAGAATAGCCAAGGTTTTTGGCGGTTATATGTGTTTTGAGAGTGATAATGATTATAGAGTTTGGAAGAATCAAAAGTAAATAACTATGATCGAAACATTAATACTACTAGGTTGCCTGTATCTATCAATACGGGTAACTGATTATATTGAAAAACAGAAACAAAACAATAACAATTAAAAACGTAACATTATGGAAAGAAGAAACGACCTACCCAATTTGCTTACAATGTATATACGTAACACAAGTGAGATATACAATATGACATCATGGCTGCAAGATTGTCTAATTAAAAAAATAAACAAGGGCGTACAACCACAATTAGAATACCTTGCAAATTGTAGCACAATGAAAACCATAATCAGGGAAGTCGCCAAACTGTTATACAAGTATGACGGAATAACACCCACAAAACAGGAAAAACAGGAAGCAGCCCGGGAACATGCTAAATATATCCTTGATAGTGTGCAATACTTCATTCAAAACGCCAATAGAGGGTAAAATAAAGCCCTATATTAAAAGATCTAAAACAATACCGATATATCACCCATAAAAACAAAAACATTATGATACAGGTAACAGTAAAAAACAGCAAAACAGGTAGCCAATATATTTGTAAATCGGCAAGAAGAACGGTAAAGAATATAACATATAATCATATAACTTATCATTTGATATGCAGACATAAAGATCACCCGTTTTTTAAACAGTTTTACCACGGTCCAAAAGGTATATATATAGATTCGCCCCGGTACAAAGAAATAGAATCCCTAGAAAAACCTATCTGGAATACACCAATATACAAATTACTAGAGCTAACCATTACGGAAACACCCCTAGACGGGCGTACACGATACGCAAAACAGTTACCCGTATTCAATGCGGATATATTGGCGGAACTTACCTATTAATCAATCAAAAAAAACAATATAATTATGATACAATTTACTATTAACAGTTTCAGCAATGGCAATCAGGCCGCCCGTACAACTCGATCAAAGACGCAATACAAGACGGTGGATACTCCGTTTGGTGCAACGAAAAGATCAAAAAAGCATTCAGTTTAGGGAATGGCACGGAAAAAGATTTTAAAAGATATTATTGCCATTGAATGAACAAGAAACACATATCCAATTTATTCGGGAACAATTAAGCCATTACAATGATCTATAAAACATAATGCAGCAATGAAAAAGGTACAAGCTAAAAACCAATTACAGGAAGCAATTGAAAAATTGAACAATATTATAGAAAATAAAACGGGTGTATTTCAGAAACCGATAATTCCAGGCGATTGCCCTACGTTTGACGAAGGAACGGCAAACTATGTTAGGGAAAGACTGAAATTATACCTAGGATCGTGGGTATTGCCAAAACTTGATGAATTATCTAAATGAATAGTATTATGGAAAAACAAGAATTTATCGAAAAGTACAATTTTGTCAAAGAAAGTGTTATATCTGCAATGGATAAGGCTTTAGAACGTGCCCTAGAGAACGAAGTAATAGACCTAAGTAAATGTGATGGCAATTATTTAGATGTTTATCCGCTAATCGGAGCGGTTTTAAAGAGAGAATTAAGCTATATACTTGACGGTTCTCCTACTTACAGTCGTTCTATAAAACGTAAAGCGACTAAATATAATTACGATTATAGAATATGGCACGATTATGCTGGAGATTATAAACATAAATAAATATTATTTACAATGAGAAAACAAAATTTACAAAAAGAATTATCTCCTATTTTTGACAATGAAAGTATTAAGATAGGAACGTTTAAAGCTAACAGAAGTATTGATACATTGGATCTTATCAAGAAAAATATCAAGTTTTGGAAAAGCTATAACGGGCACAAACTACCTGATAAACAGGTTAAACGAGCGTATTATAACGGCACCAGGACACAAAATATAATCAAAATGTACATAAATACGCCCGAATTGATTAAGTTTGTAAGAGAGCACGCAAACGACTACGATACAGTACCACGCAAAGAAGTACCTTCATGTATACGTATTGTACGCAATAGCCGTTCTCATAACCGTTATTTTTCCGTATTTATTGAAAAATTTGGGGAAATAAGTTTTAAAGAAGTTTTAAAGGTTTTCCCGTTACTTCCCAAATCATATTTGAACGAATAATGAAAATGATTAGAGTTTTAAAGAGAATACTAACCGACTCAGATATAATAGATCTGTACGGTATGTATTGTGATTTTTATAAAAATATACAATAATTTAGATAGCATTTGTAACCGTACCGTTTGAACAAATGAGAGAGATACGCAAAGAACTGGACCGCTTTGTTAAGCCTATACAGATAGAGATTATCAAGAGCGATTTTGAAACGGTATCATTTAGGGAATTAAGATAATATAAGGTGAAAGATAAAGCGGAAATAGTAAAGGTTATAATGTATGGTAGAACGATATACCAAGTAAACCTAATTAATACCCGAACGGGAATGTATTATAACAGTTCATCATTGTGGTTTGACACAATGGATGAGGCTAAAGAGTATATTTTAAAAAATGATTTGATATGAACAATAGAGGATATTACGTACTGAAACAGTGCCACGAATGGCAATACGTTCCCGAACTAGGACAAAGTGTTTGGGTAGAAACGAGTGCCGAACAAGTGACGCCATACAGGGCAACCAAACAGGAAGCTGAGCAGGATTACGCAAAACTGGGGCTTACTGTACACCCTACCGCATTCGTACAATGCAATGATTATATTGTATCAAGCGTATCATGGACACGATACATAGTACAATGCGGAACGATTTTATAGAAATATATTGCCACATGTTAGCATAGATACATTGTTAAGGCTTTTTGCCAACATATCATCTTATGACACCCCGGCGGACTGTGGGAAAAGGATATTAAAAACGAATCAATAACAATTATAAAGATATGAACAGATTAAAAAACGCCATTGAGGCGGGAAAATTCGCATGGAAAAAGTATCTGAACGGTAAGACATGGAACGGCATAATGCTACGTACACAACCATTATTTTGCAGTTACGGGCAAATAGGTTATCAGGTGTTTGTGTACGACCGTGAACGCCATGTAACCACATTTACATACGATTGGGAGAAACAACAAATCAAATTTTCTAATAACTAAAACAAGGAGGGATGGACTATGTTTTTTATATGCGTTATTGTATGGCTCGTAGTAGGTTGCATGAAGGAGTTGACATGAATCTACGGTTTTTAAACCGAATTATCCGCCAAAGGTTCAACGCCTTGCAAGTGGTGCAAGTTCCACGGGCGGAACTATTATTTATAATTAAATGATTGAATTATGAAACGAATTGCAATTTTGGCTTTATTATCATTGAGCCTATCATCATGTAGTGAATACTTCGATAAACAACATAATGATAATGAACTAAAGAAAAAGTATTCTTTCGCATTAAATTACTATGTTGAAAGATTGTCCGTTATTTGAATCATACAGAGATAGTATCAACAAGTACACAATACTTTCAAATGAACTTGATTACTAACTTAAAAAAAAAAGAATATGGGAACGAGTAATCAGCTAAGTATTAAGCAAATTATTTGTTTTAACATTATAGCGGCTGAAAAAGTTGCCGGGGATGTGTGTCAAGGTCTTGCCGTCAAGTTGGCGAAAGAATTTATATATCATAACCGTGATATGGATGCAAACGAGATCTCGTACATTAGCCGACAATGCGAAATTGCGCTTCAAAATATATCCGAATTAGGTCTTACGGAAGCCAAGAACAATGAAATGAATAATATAATAGCTAAATATAATGGGAACGAACAATAAACAATCCATCCTGGAAGGACGGAAATGGGATGTGATAGAGAGTGTTGACGGATATTTTTCCGGGGAAAAGAACGGAGTAATCATACAAGGAACGACAATGAGTGATCTGTATGAAAAATGCAAATCTTTTGATATAGCTTCGGTTATGGAGAAAATTAAGACGGGTGTAGAACTGAACGACTGGGAAAAACGATTAATAAAAGTTAATAAAAAGTTGTTGGTAAACCAATAAACTATATCTTTGCCGTATGAGAAAGAAATACGTGGCATATTATAAAGGCTGTACAATAGAGGTCACAGGAGAAAAAGACTTCATGTACCGGATAATAAAAGGTGAACGGATGGATCTCTTTGTAGATATGTTTTACAGGTCTACAACTGATGCGCTAAAGGGTGCAATGAGATGGGTGGACAATAATGTTAGAAAGGAGTGAATTTATGCTTTTTGGAATTGTTTTTGCTATGTTAATGAAGGCTATATGTGGAAATATGTTGGACGATTGATGATTGTCATTGTATGGCTTATTGTGTTACAGATTTTATCGGAATGTTAAATATGTGTGTATATGTATATGACTAAAGAAGAATTTAAATCAAAGAAAGAAATTATCAATTCAAAGATAAGAGAATTGAATAACGAAATGATAAAATTAAAGAAGGAGTACATTGAATCCAATGCGAAGTATCCTATCGGAAGCAAGGTGTGTATTACTACTAATGAATCAAAACGATATGCCTATGTCAAGGATTATAGGATTGATTTTTTTGACAATATTGAACCATTGTTTAACAAGGTGAAGAAAGATGGAACCATGTCGGAGATGGGCTTATATGTTTGGTCTTGTCAATGCCCTACGATATAATTGGTAAAGTAGTAATTTTTATTTACGATGATAGAAAAGGTGGAAGTAGGAACCCTTGACATGGGCGAACTGTTTGAACACAGGGGTGTGATATATGAGGTCTTATACAAAACGGATTATTGTGTTCGTTGCCAATACCCTAACGACAAATATCGTTACAGGGATATATGGAAATATCTATATACCGAATTTAGTTTATGGACAAAAGTTAATAAATTATCAACTACTCACAAGTCTTTGGTCTGAGGGCTTGAAAAGCCCAGGTTGATTAGACTAATCGTTAGGAGAGAATATATAGTTACCAAGGGGTGTTTGCTCAAGCCTCTTGCTCTAAGGTCAGTGATTAAACAATTCTGTGGGGTAGGAATAGTGTTACTGACGGTAAACCTCTCCATAACATTGTCGATGAGCATTTAACGGAGAAATCCGACTTATAGTAAA